AGGAGCAGAAACCGGAAGAAGAAAAGATAAGGTTGTGCCGGAAAGAAAGTGGATTGAAAATATCGTAAATGATTGTGAAAAAGAAGATATTCCGGTATTTATGAAATCAAGTCTTGCAGAAGTATGGGGTGAACCGCTCATACAGGAATATCCAAAAGGGTTGAGAAAGGAGAATAAATAAAATGAAAAGCAGACAAGAAACTTGCAAATACTGTCACCCGTTTATGGGAAGAAATCACGATGAAACCTATTGCGTAGCAGATGGTTGGGAAGACGATAAGGTTAAAACTGTCACGCTAGAGAATTGCGAAAACTGTGAGAAATACAAAAGTCGCTATATAGAATATCCGATAACCGTCAGCAAGATAAATCAGAAGTTTTGGGAATATTGGAAAGACAAAGATTGCGGTCAGCTTGTAAAAATCAGACCATGCGGAAAAGAGTATGGGAATAAAACCTATTTAGGTTTTCTACTTGGAGATTTACCATTTATGCTTTATATCACGCACGACCCGAAAACACTTGAATTAAACTGCTCAACCACCGGGAATCCGGCTATATTCGTACCAGAACTTAGGAAGATTATTTTCGGTATGGAGAGTTGGTGGGGCAGGATTGAGAGCGAGGAAGAATTAAAGGATATTACCGATGATGATATTGAGAATGTTTGGTATGTGAAGATGTTGAAAGAGAATGGAGGAAAGCGAGATAATGACGAATGAACAAGCAATAAAATTCTTGCAGGAAACTTTGAATTTCTTAGAAAACAATAAATCCTTTTATCCTCCAAAAGACGTATTCTTGTTGGCGATTTCTGCGCTCGAAAAGCAAATTGCAAGAAAGCCGATAATGAAACCATACTTCGAAGATATGGACGAAGAATATTTATGTTGTCCTACTTGCGGTGAGATTTTGTCAGATAGAATACCGAGCGAAAACAAGAAATTTTATTTTCACTGCTTGAACTGCGGTCAGAAATTTGATTGGGAGGATTGAAAATGGATAAAATCACAGTCTACACAGACGGTTCAGCTTTAAATAACGGTAGTCCTGACAGCGGTTGCGGTTGGGCGTGCAAGCTAATTTACCGAGGGCGTGAGTTGGTGAAGTCCGGCGGTGATAAGGGAAAAACGAACAATCAAATGGAAATGACTGCTGTACTTTTGGCCATGCGGAGTATTAAAGATAAGTCAATCCCGGTTGAGATATTCTCTGATAGTAAGTATGTGGTCGAGACGCTGAAAGGCAACTACAAGATTAAGAAGAATGTGGACTTATGGAACGCCATTCTTGCAGAGAAAGAGAAATTTGAGGACATTAAGTTTCTTTGGGTGAAAGGGCATGACAAGAATCGGCATAACATTGAGGTGGACAGGAGAGCGGTTGAGGAGGCAAGGAGGGCATGAGAGTAAAGGATTTGGCTTATAAATGCAAGGACAGGGCGATAGAGTGCAAAGATTGTCCATATGAAAAGATTTGCGAAAAACTAACCAAGAAACTTGAATATCTTTCACCATATGGACTCCTGACAATTTTGGAAGAGGAAATTTCGGAGTGATAGGATTAAATGGGAAGAATCAAGGACATTTTCAAAAACAAGAGCATAGCAGAAAAATTAATTGCAATGGGATTTGATTACGGCAGAGGCCCGCAAGGTGAGAGTGGATATGTAAAGACTTTCCGGGATGGCACTTATTGCCTTTGGGTTACGGTAAATTTCCACAAAAATAAGCTGTATCTCTATAATGAATTTGAATGTGGTGGTTTGCTGTGGAAAAGGGATTGCGATATTCCCGAAGATGTTTTAGAGGATTGCAACAAGTTTATTGAGTGGCTAGATGAAGAAGTCGGATAGGAGGTATTTATGAATTATAAAGCAAAGAATGTCGATACAGACAAGGCATTAGAACATATCGAATGGAGCAGAAAATACCAAGACGAAGCAGAACGTTTAGAACTGGCGAAAGTTCAGAAATACTATGAGGGCGTTCGGAAAGGCTTGGATATTGCGGAGGAAATTTTTACATGTGCAAATTACGAGAAGAAAGAAGAGCCGAGTTTTGAAGAAGGTGTATTGTCTGCCATTTACGAGCTGGGAAAAGAGCTGGATATTCCTACACAGGATTTGAGGGATAATTTTTCTTCTGTGGATGAAATTTGTGCGGTTTTAGCAAAGAGAATTGAGGAGGATATCTATGACGAACGAAGATATTGTAAGAATGCTTGAATGCATTGAAAATCATACATTTTGTGAGGACGCAAACAGAAGTTTTGATTACTGTCAGGAAGAAGATTGCCTGCAATGTCAGATTGATTTTTGTAAACAGGAACTGAAACAAGGAAAAGTGTTGATGTTTTAGCGAGGTAGAGAAATGTATGAGCAATTAGATATATTCTCCTATCTCGAATCACCAAAGTCAGAAATCCCCTTTCTTCTCACGCCCGGACAGGAAATCTACATTGTCGATAAAGCGGATGTTGAGAAGATGATTGTAGATGATGAAAATACTTGGAGTTGTGGAAATTCCAGATATTACAGACTACAGAAAGCGTGCGGCACATATTCTGTCACAAGCAATGATGAGATAGGGGAAAGGGCGTTTTTGAGTTATGAGGACGCAAGAAATAAAGCATATGAGTATTTGAGGTCACACATAGACATTATCCTTGCGGAAGATATAAAACCATTAAGCACAGTCGCTTACTCTTATGTGAGGAAATGCGATAACAGGGTAATGACGGCGTTCTATTGCGATTTAGGGGATGATATGTACTATATCAAAGAATTTATGACATTTCATCATATCTGCAAAAACAGAAAGAAAAAGAAAGAAGATGTCGTTAAGAAATTTATGGAACAACAGGAATTTAAGTATGAGAATCCTAAAGAGATTCGAGGATATGTGCCGCAGTTTAAGAATATGTACAAATGTGTGAAGCTGTCTGATTGGCTTTATGCGGAGTGTGGGTATACATATGCGGTTGGATAAGGAGGAATTATGAGAGATTATTGCGAAAAATGTCCTATGCACTGGCTATCGCAAGATTATTTGGGTGAATGGGATGAGGGTTGCGAACTTTGGCTTGACGGGTGGTTTGATGGCGAAGATTTCCGCTTTATTTGCCGTATGCCGATGTTTATTAAGAAAATATACCTAGCATGGTATAGATTTAGATGTGAGGTTCGGTGGTTGAAAGAATTGAATGAACGAGAGGATGAGCAGGAGGAATGAAGATGGAGAGATTGACAAAGAAAATTTCGCATAATGGTAAATATTATTTAAGTGGATTGGCAGAGGTATCTAACATATACCCTAAAGAATATGGACGGATACAAGTAGGTTGTGCAGTTGATAAGTTGGCAGAATATGAGGATTTAGAGGAACAAGGGAAACTGCTGAAACTTCCGGTTGCGGTGGGGGATACGGTGTATTCGTATTGTAGTGTATTTGGAATATTGGCATATACAGTAGATTGCATCGTTATTGATGAAAACATTACATTTCAATGCAGTTCATATTCGGAACCGATTGGAGATTACCCAAGTGAATGTTTGGATGAAATTGAACCTGATATTTCGGACTTTGGAAAAACTGTTTTCCTCACCATAGAATTAGCCGAAGCCACATTGAAAGAATTATCAACAAAAATAAAGCAAGGGAATCAACATGAAACTAAGAAACATTACCGCAAAAAGTGAATTGGATTACTATAAACAGCATATCAACTTTACGCATGAAGAAGAAATTGTGTTTGATATGCTTTCTAAGGGGAAGTCCATTAAGGAGATTGCGGATAAACTGAATACGTCGGAATCTACGGTCAGCAGGAAGATTAAGAGCGTGAAAGATAAGATGGGAGGGTTGATGGATATGAAAAGTGATGTGCCGGTTTGTGACAAACTGAATTTAACAGTGGAAGAAGCGGCGGCCTACAGCAACATAGGAATCAATAAGATTAATCGCATGTTGGATGAGCCGAGTTGTACGTTTATACTGCAAGTCGGGAAAGGAAAGCGCCTTGTGAAAAGGAAAGAGTTTGAAAAATATCTTCTGAAAACATCAGACATCACAGATATATAAACTGGATGAACATTGAAATATGAGCTGAAACATGGTAATATACTATCATATTTCAGCTCTTTTTAGATAAAGGAGCAATAATATGGGAAAGGATTTAAAAGGAAAAGAGTTAGGAATTGGTATCACACAGAGGAAGGATGGTTTGTATCAAGGGCGATACACGGATAGGTTCGGGAAAAAGCAGACGATTTATGAGAAGAAGCTGACGGACTTGAGAAAGAATCTTGCAAAAGCTATCGCCGAAAATGAGAACTTCGTGAGTGTTTCGCAGAATATTACGCTTGACGCATGGTTTGACAGGTGGATGAAGATTTACAAAGAGAAAAGCGTACGTCCTAACACCAAAAGAGAATATACGCATATCTATTATAAAAACATTTCTCCCTATTTGGGGGATCGGAACATCAATTCTCTTGTGAAGTCTGATATTCAACGGCTCATTGATAAGGCACATGAGGACAATTATCAGTATGAGCGTCAGAATAAGATTAAGGTAATATTGACAGATATGTTCAGCCGGGCGATTGAGGATAATCTTATGGTAAGGAACCCGACAAGCGGTGTGAAATTGCGCGCGGATAAGAAAGTGGTTGCGAAAGCGTTGACACTGGAGGAACAGAACACTTTCTTTGATTTTTGCAAGAACACTTTTTATGATAACCTGTTTAATGTGGCGGTGAATACCGGGTTGCGTCCTGGAGAATTGTTCGCCTTACAGTTATCAGATGTAAATATGGATGAGGGTTACATAGATGTGAATAAGACGCTTGTTTACCAGAAATACCTTGATGACGAGCATAAAACTTTCCATGTTGAGCCGCCAAAGACAAAGCAAAGCTACAGAAAAGTGCCAATCAACAGTGTATGCAGAATGTATTTGGAGCGTCAGTTTGAACTTAAAAAGGTTGTCAGTCAAAAAAGACCAAAGCAAAAGAACGAATATTTGTTCGTCACAAAGTTCAACACACCGCTCAACTCCGTGATTTACTCGGACGCTATCAAGGCGGTAATCCGTCAGATTAATCTTATACGCCCATTTGATAATCCGTTCAAGATTTTCAGCGGTCACGCATTCCGACACACATTTGCTACCAGATGTTTCGAAGCGGGCGTGAACGGAAAGGTCGTGCAGGCTTATCTCGGACATGCAAGTCTCAAAATGACGATGGACTTATATACTCATGTCACTGAAGAAAAATCTTTGCTTGACATTGAAAGAATTGTGCCGGAATCAGAGAACAATATTGTGGATTTTTCCGCTAGGGTATCGTAGCAAGTGTGTAACAGGTGTGTACTACTACACACATATAACAATGAAAGTATTGAAAATACGGCGTTAAACGGTTATTTTTGTACTATACTTGGCTCAATTATTATGTGTATCAGGTGACACCGTACGACCTTTACGGCACGCCGTTCTAATCCAGTGTTTTCAAGGGTTTTCGCTTATTTTAAGCCATTCTTTGAAATTTATAAAATTTTATAAAATCCTATGAAATTCTATAAAATTTGATGGATAAAGTGTGTAAAAAGTGTGTAGTAGATTTTCAGAAAGTGTGTAGTAAAAATACAATAAAATAAAGAGCTGAAATATGATAAGAAAATGAGAAGATTCTGACAAGTTTCTTCTCTTTTTTTGTGCAAAAATTTAAGCACAAGGAGGAAAACAATATGTTTTCAGACGGATTGACAGAGAAGATTTACATGGACGAACGATTAAACAACATTCCATTTGAATACAAGTCAAGCGTTCTTCGAGCGGTTCAGGACGCAATCGAGAGCCTGGTTTCAGAGAATCCTGATATGAGCCGTGAAGAAATTTTGAATGATATATGCAATAGAGATTAGGAGGTAATCATGTACGAGTACCCATATTACAGTCAGCAGTATGGACAGCCGAATATGCAAATGCAGAATCAACGTATGCAGTATGGCCAGATTCCAAACGGATTTCAAAATCAAATTCCGCAAAATCAGCAGTTCTCAATGAATCAACAGATGGTTCAGAATTTGCTGAATGGAAGGATGGTCAATAGTATAGAGGAGATAACAGCGAATGACGTGCCTATGAATGTTCCGTACTCCATATTCCCAAAGAATGACTTATCGCAAATCTATATCAAGTCATGGAATGCAAACGGAACCATTCAGACAATCGCATATGCGCCCATACAGCCAGAAAATGCAGAGCACAGTGCAAATATACCTCAAACCGATTTTAATGCCTTAAATGAGGACGTGAGAGCGTTGAGACAGGAAATTTCAGAGAGATTTGATAGGTTGGAGAGCTCTATGACTAATTCTAAGACTAGGGCAAGTGGAACTAGAGCTAAGAAAGAGGTGGCAACAGATGAATAATCCAATGCAAATTCAACAGATGATGGGGAATCCGCAGTTTCAGAAACAGTATCAGCAGAGATTAAGAGGGATGAACCCAGCGCAGATTTTAGATCAGATAGCAAATAATCCGCAGGCAATGTCTAACCCTATGGTAAAAAATGTAATGGAAATGCGAAATAACAACGATACAGAAGGATTGACCGGAATGGCAGAAAACATGTTCGGCCAAAAGGGACAGAATTATTCGGATTTTGAGAAGAGTGCAAAGCAGTTTTTAGGGTTTTGATTAACCGGACCGAGAAACGGTCATTTTAGCGGTTCGAACAAGATAAATCCTTGATTTTACAAGAGATTTTAACCGGACCGAAACTTGGACATATTGGGGTTGTGCGCACATTAAAAACCGGTTCCTCTTTATGAAATAAATCTTTATAAGGAGGACTAATTATGTTCAACAGTGGAAACTCAACACCTTTCACCATGCCTGTAGCTCCTGCCGGATATGGTGGAGCGAATGGTGGAATGGGCGGATGGGGCAATGATTGGATTGCTCTTGCGATCTTAGCTCTTATCTTCGGCGATGGCTGGGGAATGGGCGGAATGGGCGGTATGGGTATGTTTTTACCATTCATGTTCATGAACGGCGGTTTCGGTTTTGGAGGAAACGGAAATGGCTGTTGCGGAAACGGAAACGCAAACGCCATTGAAGCATCTATTCAGCGGGGATTCGACAATCAGGGAGTGATGAACAAACTGAATGGCATTGAACAGGGAATTTGCAACCTCGGATACGATAACCTTGCACAGATGAATAATCTTGGCATGGCAGTAGCTAACGGGTTCCATGGCGTAGATAATGCTATCTGCAACCTTGGCTACACCACACAGCAAGGGTTCAATGCTACACAAGTAGCTATGATTCAGGGGCAGAACGCTCTTTCTTCTCAGTTAGCGCAGTGTTGCTGTGATAACAGGGTTGGCCAGATGCAGATTCAGAATCAGATGCAGGCTGATACCTGCGCTATCACGAATCAGGCAAATGTTAATACCAGAGATATTATCGAGAGCAACAACGCAGGATTCCGGGCAATCCTTGACAAGATGTGTCAGCAGGAGCTTGCGGCTAAAGACGCTACGATTGCGGCGCAGAATCAGAGAATCTTCGGTTTGGAACTTTCTGCTTCACAGGCAAATCAGAATGCCGTTCTTATGGCTTCTATGGACGCTAACAAGGCGGAAATCCTTAGGAAGACCGGGGCAGAGTGCCCGACAGCAGCTTATATTGTTCAGCCGCCACAGCCGGTAACTTTTCCGACAAATTGTTGTGGAACTGTAAACTACGCTAACAACGGATGCGGTTGCAATAATGGATGTGGGTGCTAATGAGCGCTATAAAAGATATTCTTGCTCTTATTGACAAGATTATCGAAAATCAAAAGGAAATATTGAGTAACTTATCACAGATGGATGATATGTCTGCTAATGATTAAAGCAGTTTTACGATATAAGTTGGTGGGCAGGCTTTCAGAATTGATTGTTTGCCCTCGAATTTTATGAATGGAGGAATAATTTTATGGAAATCACAGCAAATGCTATTCAGTTAGTAGAGACAGGGCAAAATGTCCTTTTTACAGAAACTGCAGTAAGAAGTTGTAAGCCTTGTATTAAACACAGAGAGGGTGCAGGAGTGGTAACGCTTAGAGGGCTGACAAACCAGTGTAATGCAAGATTCCTTGTGAATTTCAGTGGGAATATTGCAATTCCAACAGGTGGTACAGCGGAAGAAATTTCTCTTGCTATCGCCATTGAGGGTGAACCATTGCAGAGCACAAGAATGCGGGTAACTCCGGCGGCAGTAGACCAGTATTTCAACGTATCTTCGCAGGCATACGTTGATGTTCCTAGAGGGTGCTGTGCTTCTGTGGCGGTTGAAAATACGGCCGGACAGGCAATCAATGTGCAGAACGCTAACCTTATTGTGACAAGAGAAGCGTAGGAGGTGAGCGGTATGCATATCAAAAGAATTCATGAAATGATTGAAAAGCTGACAGAGTGCACAAAATCTGCTCTCGAAGAAAACAAGTCTTTCGTTGGTGATTATCCTATTGGTGACGTTGTGGATATGATAAAAGACCTCTGCGAAGCTGAAAAAGAAGCTAGGGTCGCCAAGCAGATGGAAGAATGTGAGAAAGAAGAAAAAGAAGAAGAGAAGCGCATTCTTCGCATGTTGAAAGAAGAGTACAAAGACGAATATAAGCGTATGCGAGAGGAATACGGAGAGGATGAGGGAGAGCGCAGATTCTACGACAATTACCGTTATAAATCTTCCGGCAGGTTCGCCCCGAAAGGCAGTGGTTCTTATATGCCGAGAAGTTCCGGCAGGCGCGGTAGAAGAGGGTATGAAGAAATGCCCTACATGCACATGTACCCAGAGATGTATGATGGCATATCTCCAGAGGAAATGCGGGATATGGATTTAGATATGAACAGGATGTATTACAGTGGCTCCTACAGCTCAAATGCAGGAGGAAGTAGCAGAGGTGGCTCTTCGGGCGGTAGTTCTTCTGGCATGAGCAATGGTGGCTCTGGTAATATGCGCGGATATTCCGAAGGATACGACGATGGTAGCCGAAGAGGATACGAAGAAGGATATTCTGATGGTGAACGTAGTGGGAGAAGCGGAAGAAGTAATTCCCGGTATGACAACGCCCGTAGAGGTTATGAGGAATCTAAGCAGATGCATGGTAGTAATACCAAAGAAGATAATGACGAAAATCTGAAAAATCTTGAAAAGGTATTAGCTGTTATTGATGAAGATGTAAAAGAACTCATGCCAAATATGACACCATCAGAAAAAACAATGTTGAAGGCCAAGTTCAGCACGTGGGCACAGAAAGTATCTTGATGCATAGGGGAGAGATAATCTCCCCTTAAAAATACACAGTAATTACTTGACTTTTTGGCAGACATTAAGTATAATATACTTAGTGGCAGACAGAAAGTGAGGTGAGTATATGTCACCACGCACAGGACGACCTCCGATAGATAACCCTAAATCAGAACGAATTACCGTTCGTATCGACAAAGAACATTCTGAAATACTTAATGATTACTGCGAAGAAAACAATGTCGATAGAGCAGAAGCGGTAAGAGAGGGTATAAAGAGGTTAAAAAAATAAGAGCAACCGACACTCTACCAAAGCAACCGGTTACTCTCAACCGAGGTTTCCCTCCGATAAATACAATCATATCACAAGGGGAACCTCTTTTCAAGTTAAACATAAGACAAAAGAAGTGACATTATGAGAGAACGAATAATAATTTTCTTATTCACGTTATCGAATATACTTTCCGTAATAGCTGATGAAATGAGAACAGAAGAAAATGAGGACAAAGGATATTTTGTATCATTTTTAGGAAAAACAGGAGAATTTCTTTAAGATTGGAGTGATATGATTGCCAAGATTTATTGACTTGACAGGGAAGAAATTTGGAAGGCTTACTGTCTTGGAGAGAATGGGTAGTAAATACGGAAAAACTCAATGAAAATGCCGATGTGACTGCGGAAACGAAGTGATGGTTAGCAGCTCGAACTTGAAATGTGGAAACACAAAAAGTTGCGGTTGTTATAACAAACAGAGAAAGAGCGAAGTTCACAAAAAGCATGGAATGAGAAAAAGCAGACTTTATAGCATATGGGTGAATATGAGAGACAGGTGTTATAGAGAGAAATCAATCAAGTATCATTCATATGGTGCAAAAGGCATAGCAGTATGCAATGAGTGGCTCGGATCGGATGGCTTTGAAAATTTTGCGAAATGGGCACTTCCGAATGGTTACGCAGATAATCTAACGCTTGACAGAATAGACGGAACAAAAGGATATTTGCCCGATAATTGCCGATGGGTTACTTATAAAAAGCAAGCTAACAACACAAAAGCAAATATCATGATTGAACATAATGGAGAAACTCATACAATGCATGAGTGGTCAGATATTCTTGGGCTGAATTACCAAAGATTTCACAGGGCGTTGAGGATATATAACATGCCATTTGACAAAGCAGTTGATTATTGTTTGAACCTTGATGACAAAGATATAAGTTAGGAATCGGGGCAGAAATGCCCCTTTTCTAATGTACCTTGAAAACCGAATATAGCAGTGGTAGTAGTTTGTGAGTTCTATAAAATACCCCTTGACTAATGCATTGGGTTATGATACGATGGGTTATATAAAGGAGGTATAGGAATGGAAAACAAAAAAATTATCAAACTTTTTGAAGATTGTTTATCTGGCGAAAGGCCGAACGGAAAATTTCAGCTTTTGCGTATCTATGGCGCATATGAGAGAGAACGAAAGGAAATGGAGAAAGATAAACCTCTTGACGAGCAACTAAGAAAACGTAATAGAAGATATACTATTCACCGAATATCTGACAATATGGCAATCGTTGAATATCACGAAAAGATGTTTGATCGTGATATTGACAGTTGGTTTTCTCCTGCATTGGGAGAACGTATATCATGCAACGTATATGACAGCTTTGACAAGGCTTTAATCGCATTAGTTGCCATGAAATCAAACGATATCGAAGCATCAGAATACATCTTCAAAATGCTTGGCATGGATAATTGTTATGACAGTCAAGGAAATTAGAACGCTAATAAACTTATCTCAACCACAGTTTTGCGATAAGTATAATATCCCACTTCCGACATTGAGAAAATGGGAGCAGGGCAAGCGTGAGCCACCGGACTATGTGGTTGAGTTGCTAGAATTTAAAGTTAAGGATGATTTGAATATGTATGGAGAATTTACGTTAAGGAATTTTTTGACCGCTTTATCGCACGATATAGAGTGCGAAATTGTTACCGATAAATATACGGAAATGGCAAAGACGATTTTGAAAGAAGAATATATTGCGCTAGATGACTTGGTGGAAAAGTGGGATTTTGAAGATGGAAAATTGCTTGTGTGGGTGTAGGAGTGGAATGTATGGATAATGAACAGGTAAGATATTATAAACCTCGTTTTGCGAGGTGGATAAAATCTAACAAATGGGATTTAATTGCAGAGGAATTATCAGATATAAGTACCGCCGTTGTTACAAAGGTCATGAACGCTGAAAAAGATAGCGATTGCAGTTGGATTGTGTGGGCTAATTGCGATCATGTTCTTGATAGCATAAGAAGGATAGACAAAAATTTGAAGTATTAGGAGGATTGAGCATGGCGAAATTTAACAACGAAATCATAACAGATGATGAAAAACAAAGAGAAAATGCAATGAAAGAATGCGGCATGTATTTGCAGTCTTGTTTGTCAGCAGGGGAGCTTGAAGATTTAAAAGAAGATTGGAGAGAAGCTGGAGGGGTTAAAGCTATTCCGTGGTGGAAATTTGCGTTTGATAACATTAAAGTTTCATATAAGTAGGAGGATTTAGGAATGAAGAAAATGTATGATTTAATCATAGAAAGACTTAACGTAAAACGAGCAGAGTTATCCGAAAGGCAAGACCAGTTTGATGTGATGTGGCATAATAAGAAAAACTCCGGCTGTTTTGAAAGAAACGCAATTAATGATTTACTTATCATGCAGCAGCTTAAATCAGAGATTGCGGAGTTGGAGTATTTGGAGACGCTTGTCAGAGCGCAGATTGGAGAGCATAAATGATAATAGGAAAGTTTATAGGTAAAGATTCAATGGGGTTTAAACATGGAAAACTGTATTATTTGAAATCAAAAACAGAAAGCGTATATGCGAGTGGAAGAAACACCCCTTGCATATGCCTGTATGATACCAAGAGCAAAGCATGGTGTCCATACCAAACACTGGAAAGTTTGTTGGAAAATTGGGAAATTAAAAAAGGTTAATGATATGTTTGGTAAATTGGAGGGATAGCAAATGTTTAAAATTGAAGCAGTTGCAACAGTACATTATACATGTTGGTTATCTGATGAAGATTCTCAAAAAAGTCATAGATTATATCAAAGAAAATCCGCAAGAATTTGAGTTTATGACAGACAAAGAGAAGATAATAAAAGCTATAGAAGAATTATACGAAGATGACGAAATCTCGCCATATGATTCCTCTGATGAAAGTGATTTTTCGACAGAAGAATTTCGATGGTCTGAATTTGAAGAACGGACAGCAGAGGAAATTTTAGGAGGGTTCCATGAATGATGAAATCATGTGCAACGTGCAGATGGGCGAGCTGTAGAAATTACGGCAAAGATTTAGACCCATGCACGAACTATATAACTTCTCTCGAAGAAGAACGCCGAATCAGAATAGAAGAGTTTGCAGCTAAGGACACGAAGTCTTGTGACGGTGATTATAACATAGGATTAAGAAGAATAAGAAAAGTCGGTTATAACGAGTGTAAAGGAGAAAAAGAAGTTAAATACTATTGTTTGTGCAACAACTTATAGAATTTAGAAACTACTGCCACTATTCGGTCGGTAGTTTCTTTTATTTTATCTGAAAGTTGGTGAGAATATGGTATTTACAATTAATAATAGAATATGGCGTGTCATGTTCGTAAATGCGAACAGCGACCTTTTAAGACGTAGCAACGGAACGATAACGGTAGGCGTTACGGACGGTGCAACAAATTGCGTGTATCTGTCGAATTTGCTTAGAGGGGCGTTTTTGGAGCGTGTACTCTGCCACGAGTTGACACATGCGGCTTGCTTTTCTTGGGGGATTTCTATCCCGATTGAGACAGAAGAATGGCTCTGCAATTTTATGTCTGAACACGGAAAAGAGATAATCTATTTACTTGATGATTTGCTTTCTCTTTCCACAAAGAAGAGGGTTTCTTAACCCTCTTCGATATAACGCCATATATATCCGCTTGAAGTTTTTCGGTGCCCAGATAGGCAACCCCTTAAATTTGTTTCCCTATACCCTGTCGTTTCTGACGCTTGCTTGCAGGAATCCCATATTTTAATCAAATTCATATCCATATCATATTGTGCAACTTTTTGGGATTTATACAGCTTTTCAGTGCTAAAAATTTCTTCAACTGATTTTCCTTTTATTTTTCTATCCTCTGCCAATATCGGACTAATCCCCGCATTTCTTGCATGGTTACTAAGGGTATCTATCACGCCCTTGTACTCAAGATATACATTTGCATTTTTATTATTGGACTGCTCTTTTGCTGTTGCCCATCTACAATTATCTGGACAATAATTTCCATTAGGGTCTATGCGGTCTAATGTGCATTCTCCACGCTCTGCATTTTCATCGTATCCATTGGCATACGCCCAATCCATGAACGGAGTAAATTCTTGCCATTCATCGCATACTTTTATACCTCTTCCTCCGTAATTTTTATAGGATATATGATTTTTAACATAGCACCGCTGTTTCATGGAGTGCCAAACATTATATATCCTAGTGCCAAACATTCCATGCTTCTTGCATATACACCCACATGACTTAGTTCCATTCTTTTTGGTTAAATAAATTCCCGGAATATCAATAATATTTCCGCAATCGCATTCACAAGTCCATACAACCCTTTTCCCTTTTCTGTAGTTTGCCATTCGTTTTACTTTCAGTCTCCCGAACCTTCTTCCAGTCAAATCTATAATAGGTTTGTTTGCCAATCATATCACCTCTTTTAAAAATAATGCTGACACCAGTGAGTTTCTATAATAATTCCAGTCTCTTCTTCCTCGTCCAACAGCACATAAAACGCAATATCATCTAATATCGAAGATATCGCATACAGAATATAAGCCATAGTTCTTTTCATGACGCACCTCTTCTTTTTCTTTTGGATAAACAATCTGTTTTTCTTGAAAAGAGGTTTCCCTTGTGATATGATTGTATTTATCAAAGAGAAACCTCTTTGTACCTAGAGTAGTTGTCTTTTGCTTGGTAGGCGTTCAACTACTCTTTTTCTGTTTCGGCATAAACTTTTTTAATCCCAGTCATAACAACATCGTATTGAGTTTTATTTAGCTTTTTGCAACATTCTTCGAGCAATGCCCTATCTTGTTTTGTTGCTCTAATTTTAATTTGTTCTGACTTTGGATTATCTATTTTAGGTCTGCCAGTACGTAAACCCACATACATCACCTCACTTTATGGGTACACACTAATTATAATATCGTGTACACGATAAGTCAATGACTTTTTGTATTTTTTGAAGAAGTGCTTTTAAAGATTTATAGGATTGTATACCCCAGCCAGGGAAATTTCGCATACCTTAAGACTTGCGCCCGTCTATATCCCGTCCTATAGCTTGTATGGTGCAACCTGCCAGTATGCCGTATGTTATCGCACAACCATTAAGCGCCGGATGCTTCACCGGGGCGCGACTGAGTTTACAAGTGCCCGGCTTGCGTAAACCTGTAGACGGGTACGGGCTTATGCAAGCGCTTTGATTCCGCCATGGTCTTATACGTGGGTGGATGCCATGAGGAAGAGCGGCGCCGCCGGGAATCGAACCCGGCGCAAGGCTCTAGCGCGCCTAAAATCTCTTTGTACTAAGTGGCTATTCGTGATTTTTCCCATTCGGGTTAATAAAATCATTTTGTATATCGTTATCTTTGATGTAGCGATAAAAATTTATTAGCATAACCATATCTCCGTTCGGAATAAATTCCGTTTTGCTCATGCTGTCTGTTCCTGTGATCAAAACCGTTCCGTCATGTCCGCGTTGTATAAGTTCAAGCGTACCGCCGTTGTTCACATCATAAGTCAGTTTTTGCATAAACTCTCTTTCCATATTTTCCACCTTTTAACCTTTCTTATTTTCCTGTCCTCTGCATCTTCCGGGCTTGGAACCGAATGCAGCTGCATTATAGGATCGGAGCATGTGCACCTTATACTATTCTTGTAAGATTTAAGTGATCAAACGATTTTCTTCCGAATGTGTGAATTTTGTTTGAAATTTTGTTATTGTTTAGCAAAACTCTGTATGTTACAATCTTTTCATTTGCTGATAAAATTTCAAAACATATGTTGTTTACATTGCCTTTAAAAATCATTCCATTTTCGATTGTCATTTCTATTCCCTCCTGATTTGAATTTGTTTTGTTGTTTGCTATGGTTATATATTATCACATGCAATTAATAATTGCAATAGATAATTTTGAATTAGATAATGTTTGTGAAAACTAAACAATAATAGGGTCTGTATATTGGTAATAATTACAATAGATAATTGTTATTGACAATTTGAATTTGTCTATATATAATTGATAATAACAATGAAGAAGTGGAGGGATAATAGAAATGACTAAGGCAGAGTTAGAAAAGCAGTTGGAAGAACAGAAGAAAATAATAGATAAGCAAAGAAAGAGAGTAAAAAACCAAAATGAAAAAGCGAAAGAAAACTGGGATACCGTTTCTTGTCGATTGCCAAAAGGAACAAAAACACGTATTACGGAAAAGGGGTTGAGCGTAAACGGTTTTATAAATTCTCTAGTTTTACAGGAATTGGATAGACTTGAAAAAATATAGTGTAATTTCAATTATCTATTGCAATAATTAACGAAATAGTTTATAATGTAACCATAGAAAGGAAGTGGTTGCATGAATACTAAACATCATTTAATACAAGTTCCAAATGTCCAGAAAGTTGGAGTTTACGCTATACGTAATAAAGTCAACAATAAATATTATATTGGCTCCAGCGTGAATGTAAATGCCAGAATGAAAAGCCATAGAAGTAATATAGAAAAGCTGAATGGTTCAAACTTGGAATTTGACAAGGATTTACAAAGCGAAGACGATATTAAAAATTTTGAATTTATTGTTCTCGAAACATTTGAAGATTATCAAATAACTGATTTAGAGTTACGTAAGAAAGAAGCGGAATATATCGAAAAATATAACGCTTATAAAGGGTACAACAACCCTAACAGGCATCCAACAATTAACGGATATTTTTGCAATAATGAATATTTGTTTTGCAAGAAACAAGGACGGGGAAACCGTGAAAGAATATCGGCTTTAGATTTGAAAAAAATGAAAAACATACAGTTGATACATTTGTATGCAAATATGGCATATAAGGCAAAAGAAACGGATGAAGATATTAAAACCGTCGAAGTGGAAATATTGGAAAGAATGAATAAATAATTGCAATTATCTATTGACAAATACACGATGATAGACTATAATATAATTGTCAAGAGGGAAACCAAATGACAATAACCCGAAAGGGAGAAAGGAGAACAAATGGGCGATATGGACAAGAAAGAAATCAAAGAAGTCATTGAGTGGTGTGATGAGAAAGGGCATAGCGAACACGAAATCTTGGAGCTGATAAGACGGATTGTAGACGCAAAGCCGAGAGAAGAAAAGGCTGAATAACCAGCCAGAATCACAGGAAGGGCGGTGAGCAGGCCGCCCAAACTGTAAAAACAGAATAACACGAAAGTTAATATAAATCAAGGATTTAGGGTTGGAAAATGAAAATCGAAGAATTAAGAAAAATCATTGAAAAAGAAGAATATAATTGCTATGGTATCCGAGTTGACTATGATATGGTTTATAAAGTCGGTGATATCTGTGAGAATAGCCATCAATGGTGGCAGGATTGCCCGGAAGACCCAGAAGAAACCGAATTAGAATATAACGAGGATATGCAAGCATGGGACGGCGGTGAGCTTCAAGGAACGTGCGCTTTACTGGTGGAATGCGCAGATAATTTAGAAGACATACTTCGGAAGTCTAACACGTACTTTGGAGATAATGTTACTCTTATTGCCGGTGACTCATACGGGCGTGGGAACGACATCGGAGAGTTAATTATTGAGAATGCGGTCGTTTTAGCTATAATTTGAACAAAAGCAAGGAGTGATTGTTTGATTTGGAATCAATTAATTAAAACGTATGATAGCGGTGCATACCCTATCTGTCCAATAGCCCATAGAAAAGAGGCGTTGTTTGTATGGAAAACGGAACACTTAGAACATCAGAAGCACAGAGAAAAGCGGTAAGGGAATACGAAAAAAAGGAACGACAGAATAAATGTAATATTTCCGAGCGGAACAAGAAAGAGAATGGAAGAAGTGGGAATAGAAAAGCCTAATGCACTTATATTATAATAAAGATAGTTAAAGAACCGCCTTGCCGTTCTTGGGAGTTGGATATAAAACGAAAATTTTAGGAGGAAGTAAAAATGAAAAAATATACTGGAGAACTAAGAAGAATGATGGAGTTCGACTCCGAACAACTGTATGAAGTTGGACAGAAAGCGAATCTCGGAATTCACTGGGCAACCCCGGATGCTTCTTCGCAGGATTTTTTAACAGGAAAGAAGCATACATACAATTTCCACTGCGAAAATGCAGAGGGAATGGAAATTGAGTATGATAACATTTCCGAAGAAGAAGCTAGGGAGTTTGAAACGGATGCGGACGCATGGGAGGAATGCGAAGTCATCGTTGACGAGAAGCAAAAATTTGAAATCCTCTCCATCGAATGCGAATATTGGGAGGAATTTGGCGGCTATATGTACGAGGTCGAAGTAAAATCTGTTGCATAAAACGCAAAGGAGGAAAGCGAGATGAAAAAAATCAATTTAGAAGAATTGAAAAAAATGAATTTTGAGTACGGAGAAAAAACGCTCATGTCCCTCGGGTATTACTGCTCTGGAAGCGGCGAGACAGAAAGCAATATTTCTGATTATGCAGTAGATACATACTACACGCTAGAAGATGAGGATGGAAACGAAATTGATATTATCAGCTTTTCACAATTCTTGAACGGACGTGACGGTGAAGAGCAGGAGTCCGAGGTATCAAAAGAGAAATGGAGTAGAATTTGAAAGCGAAAGCGGTATTAATTGAAGGATATATGAGTCAAGCACAATTTAAAGTGCCTGGCTGGACTGGTGGACGGGAGCCTACTTATCCGCTACCTCCCTTTTCCACCGTCATTGGTATGATACATCATCTTTGCGGGTGGAAATGCTATCACGATATGCAAGTATCCGTTGCAGGACACGGGAAAATTCAACAGGCACTAGAAAAACGCTGGAAAGGGGGCGCACGCTCAACGAAAGAGACAGAAGAATTTAAAGAGCGTTTTCCGATACGCGTTTGGGATGGGAAAGGCTATGTAGGATGGGTTAGCGTTCCGGTATATGCTGATTTTTTGAGTGATTTAGAGTTGAGACTACATATCGCCCCGGAAGCCGAAGAAGATTTAAGCGAAATTTTTGATAACTTATCGCATCCTCCCGTATATCCGTCCCTTGGACGGAATGAAGATTTGATAAGGATTGACAAAGTGGAAATCGTGGATATATGCGATAAAGATAGCGTGAAACTCGATTTAGACATGTACTCGCAAGATAAATCTGACGGATGTGGGACTGCGTACAAGCTTCACAAGGATTATAAAATTGTCAATAAAAGACGCGTGTTTAATGATAAAATCGTATCATTGCTGCCTCGAGGGTCGGAGGCGGAATTAAATGTTGATGAGCTCGGGAATCCTGTAATTTTAATTTGACAGGATAAAAACAATATATTATAATATAAATGACGTTTTTTTTGAATGTAAAGATTAGTTAAATATTTAAAATTAGTGTTAATAGTCACATATTGGAAAGTAAAGGCTTGTAGAATATTTACAAGCCTTTTGCGTTATTTTAACAGCGCAAACAAGAGGTCGGGAAGGATGAGAAAAGAGGATAAGGCGGGAAAACACACAATAGGAGAAAATGGATTGTTAAAGAATTATGTGCGCCTTATATATTATTATATCCGTATTGCATATATAGTGTGTAGTGTAGAATATAATATATATAATAAATGCGAGAATAAATATATAAAATTAAGGGTTGACAATCCCTTATATGTGGCTGTATGATAAATCTATGAATTGAATGAACGTAAGGCATTGCTAAGCTGCAACGCACAAATGTAGACGTTGCACTTTAAGCCCGGCGCGTGAGTACTGCATCCAGCGGACAACCACGATAACGCCGGAACTGGACATGATAGCACCGCAATAGGATACAAGCCCTCATCCGGAGGGAAAACCGAAGAGACGGAATGCAATGAGCCGCCGACACTGTAGATATATATTTATTTATATGTCTTGGTGTCTGTGGCTCTTTTTTATTATATTTTACTGGGTAATATAGGAGGCAGTCGGATGGGGAAAACGCAAGAGTATATACAGACCATCGCAAGCGTCGAGGATATGCCGGCGGTGGCCAAGGATATAGTTATACAATATTGCATGGAGAACGAAATAGAAGAGCGTGATATATTCCCTTCTATGTGGGATGATATTATAGACGAATTATATATTAAATTATTTAAGCCATGTAATAGATTATTAAAGACAGAGAGTAATTTATATAATCAATACGATAGAGATAAAGTGTTATATGTATACCAGTATATATATAAAAGACTATGCAATAATCATTGTCAAGAGATAAGCCAAAAAGGATTCTTAGATATGACAGGGATAGATAAACAGACGTTGTACAACTGGAAAGATTCAAGCTCTTCGAGTTTCGACCTTCAAGAAAAAATTATGGAGGATAATGAGCAATCATTGTTTAGCTTGATGAAAGACAGGCGCAACAACCCCATGAAGATACTACCGAAACTGAATAGAAAGCACGGTTGGAACATGCCCGGCGTAAAGGAGCAACGGCAGGAACGGCAGCTTGCAAGCCGGGAGGAATTAGGGTTAGAAGCACCAAAGGAACGGCCTGCATTGCCGGGGACGGGCGGAAATGATTGATTTATTTTAATATTTTGTTGAGTGCGGAAAATGATATTAATATATATCATTGACATTGATTGATATTATACAAAATATATGCACATCTATACAGAAAATGGTGATTTTTCGTATAGATACTAGTGTTCGGAACGATTGTTCGATTTGGATGAAAAGGGTGGCAGGGGTTATATAGAACACATGTTCGGCACTACCTAAGCCACCCAACCACCGACCATTATTTCTTACCGTCCCACATAAAGAGAGGATTCTATGAGGACTACATCAGACCCAAAAACAGAGAAGATAAAACTGAGAATGAACGAAGATATGAAAAGCCACATAGAGAAATACGCAAACTTATCAGGCATAACACTTTCTCAGTACATCAGGGATTTAATCTCCAAAGATATGAGAGATAAATCTAAGCAATAAAGGGTGTTTCTGAAAATTAAAAAAAAATTAAAAAAGACCCTCTTTTCACAGAGAAGCCTTTACAGAAACCTTGTTTGACAGTGTGTACGATACTTCCGGGTTCGGCTGAATAATTAACTTACAATCCAGTATATCAAGAATTTTTATCAATTCTTCGACTGTGTAACTATCTCGGAACAGCTTGTTTGAGAATGATTGAGTTTTTATGCCGAGCATTTCAGCCATTTGGATATTATTTAGCCCTTTTGACTTCATGATTGCCTTGATAACGTCAGATACCATAACGGGAACCTCCTTTCGTTAAGTATAATCAAATTCGAGAAAAAAATCAAGAATAATACTCAAAACTATTGAAAATATACTCGAAAGAGAGTATAATAAAAGAAAAATATTTCTGTTAGGAGTATTAACATGAATACTTTTCAAAATCTGATTGACAACGGAATAGAGCCATATACCGCGCAGGAAATGTTAGACAACTATTCTTCCAAAATAGGAACAATGAACGGAGTTTATGAAATAACTGACATAACCTATGATTTTAACGAAAGAGGACGAGATGTGACGCTGAAATGCTCTCTATGTGGCAGAGAGATACACCGAATGATGATAAGAGGGAGAAATAAATGGAGCGAGTTAATAAAATCGTGTCCTTGCGAAAAAGAGAAAATTGAAAAAGAATATCGGGAACGTTTGCGGAAAGAAAGAGAAGAAAAGCAACAGTTGATTCTAAGCAGAATAAATAAAATATTTGGAGATTATGAAATAATTTCTGTTTTAGACTTGGAAAGCAATAATCCGAGATACGTAATGCGTTGCCGAGAATGCGGAGAAGAAATGAATGTATCCGCAAATAACTTTTGGCAGAGGGCAAATTTTGAATGTAGAAAGCACAAACCTCATGCGGAGCCAGTTATTAAGTTTGACAAAAGCTACATAGGCATGAAGAAAAATTTCTTGACAGTAAGAGGAATCACAAGACTTCCGAACGGGCATAGGGCATTTCTTTGTGAATGCGATTGCGGAAACATGAAAGCAATAGAGCCTACCCAATGGGAGCAAGGAATTGTGAAAAGTTGTGGTTGTAAGCACGATGAGTTGCAAAAGGAATCACACACAAAACACGGATTAAGCGGAACACGTCTTTACGGAATTTGGTCGAATATGAACGCTAGATGTTTCAATCCAAATTCTCAACACTATAAACATTACGGCGGAAGAGGAATAACTGTTTGTACTCAATGGAAAGGCGAACAAGGACTGCTTAATTTTATAGATTGGGCGAATAGAAACGGATATTCCGACGAACTTTCGATTGACCGCATAGATGTTAATGGGAATTATGAACCGGATAATTGTAGGTGGGCTGATTGGTATATGCAAGCAAACAATCGAAGGACTCCGAAAATAGGAAATGATAGAAAGAAAAGGGTGGTAAAACTATTCTCAATCAACGGAGATGCGAGGTCGATGAAAGAATGGTGCGTATTGTTTGGAACTTCCCAACAAGCTGTTTATTACCGCATGGACAAGTTAGGAATGACATTAGAGCAGGCATTAAAAACACCGAAAATGACAGATGGAAGACCAAGAAAGCAATCGGTAAGTGACGCTCGAAGAAATTGATAAGCAATTCGGCTACCCGATTGAGATTGTAAGCTGACAGTGCTGCTTTCAAGATATTGGAAGAGGAATTCAAAAAAGCGAGGGGTTGCGAATGAGTATGATCAATGAACAGACAAATAAATTAAGAGAAATATCGCATTCATTAGAGCTTTTCCCGATTCATGATTTTTCAGAGACAAGTACAGTGATAAGAGAAGCCGCCGACACCATAGAATCCTTATCTGCAAAATTGGCGGCGGCAAATATGGAGCAGTCAGAAGCGTATTATAACGACGGGTGGGTATATTGCGGTGACAGGAATAACTTGCCGGATAAAACAGGATTTTACATGGTTACAAAAGAAATAAGAGAAACGGGTGAGCGTTTTACCAGAAAAAGCTGTTTTGATGCTGAAAAAGGTTGGAATGACCCTTTGAATTTTGTTGATATAGTGGCATGGCAACCCCTACCGCTTGAGTATAAAGGCCACTCAAAAGAAGGCGGTGATTCCAAATGAAAGTAACCTGTGAAGTCCAAGATTATTCAAACCCCGCAAAACCAAACATAAGAATCCATAATAGTTGGCTTCGTGGAACTCTTGTCGAAATCGAAGTTGAAGGAAACCGGTATACAGTTGACGGGAATGAGATAAAACGTGCGGTTGATAACTGTATGAACGTGTAAGGAGATAAAATGGACAATATTTTATATTTCGCTCACTATGAAACCGAAGTTCAATACTTCCTTGATGACTTATCTCAACAGTTACATATATACGGCATTCCATGCACGATAAATTACCGAAACAGAACAGTAGAAACAGAAAACTATAAAATCTATGCCGTATCTGTGGGCAGAGGGATTATCGGCTCATTACCGGGATTCAGATACTACCTCAATGACGCTATGGAGGAAGAGTTTAACAAGAGAGTGAAATTCAAACTCTTAGAGGGCGCAGAAGAATTGAAGTCCTTCAAGGAATTAGTTGAACTTTTGAGAGAACTGATTTTCTAAAATTTTTTAAATAAAAAAAGGTGTTGATATGGGAAGGATAATAATTGGCAGAAAATACCTGCACTTCAAAGGGAATGTATATCAGTTGTTGAATATAGCAACTCATACAGAGACAGGGGAGCGTTTTGCTGTATATAAATCCATGGAAAATGATAAAGTATGGATTCGCCCGCTTGAAATGTTTGCATCAGAAGTTGACCATCAAAAGTATCCGAATGTAGCACAGGAATACAGATTCGAGTTGATGGAATAAGCGCATATTTTTCTAAATTTTGTATCAAAAAGGAGTTGTATATGCAAAATCAAGAATCCCAATTCAGACCATGTATTGTAACAGAAAGATATATCCGAGCGAGAAATGAGGATGGAGAGTTTTTCGGGGAATCAGAAAGAAAGTTTAAGGCGTTATTCCATTTTTGGTACGAACGTCATAGATATTACGATAATTGCGGTCGTGGAGCGTATGCACAGCCTTCTCATATAACGGAATTAGTGGCAATCGTTGAATATGAGGACGGTTCTGTGCATCAGATTTCGCCGGAGTATATACGATTTATCGACGAAAAGGTGAAAGAATATGATTTCAAAACTAGCTAACGCAAAACACGGCTACGACATTTCCAATGCCACAAATGAAGAATTTCAAGACCTATGCAAGAATTATCCCGAAAAGATACGTTGCCTTATCTGCAACAGCAATATGAGGAAGAATTTCAGAATCGGATTGCTTGGTTCGGATATTATCACAATTAACAACCGGGTGCATGACGGCGTGGTGTTTATTAATCATTTCTTTTAGGAGGACAAATGAAAGAGAGCGAAAAGCAAAGACTTTTATCAGACATTGTAAACGAGTTACTTAATACCGAACCACAAAAAGTCGCAGTGGTTGAATGTGACGATGGAATATGGAGAAACAGACCGCTAATCGACATTTCGGTGGCGGTTGAGATTGTGAATAGTTTTCGGGGAAAGGAATTTGAATGATATGGGGGAATCAGACTTGCAAACCGCCTGTCAAATTATCAGAGACGAACTTTTGAAGCATGAGGATTTCTATAAGACGTTTGTGGCAAGCGTTCAGTCTGCGATTCATGAAGTGCCGGAGGAATGTTGGTCTAACGAACTGGCAGAGAAAATTGTTAATAGGATAAGCGGAGAGGAATAGTTGTGAAGAAAATAGTAGTTGTTTTGTTAATGTCGATTATGCTGACAGGGTGCAAGGATTCATCTAGCGGCGGAGAGACAAAAAATACAAATGTGGAACAAGAAGGAATGTCCATGTTTGAAAGACACGACTTAGACAGGTTTTATTCCGTTCTTGTGGATAAAGAAACAAGAGTATGCTATTTGGAATGTAAATGTCTTGGCGGTTATTATGGCATTGTCGTTATGGTAAATCCAGACGGAACGCCGAAGATTTGGGAGGAATAGAGATGGATAAAAAGAAAGTTTGCGGCACATGCAAATATCATCAGTTCGAGAGCGTAGATGAAGGATATGTATGTGTGAATGATGAAAGCGAATACTTAAGTGATTGGACGGATTTTTGCCACTCATGTGACTGTTGGGAGGGAAGAAATGAAACAGATTATTAAAGCGGTATTGCTTGTTGCTTTTTTGTATTTCCTTAGTTGGATTTCAACATGTGGAATTATCAAACTGATAACCATGTGTTTTAGTTGGAAATTCAAATGGTCGATTGCGACCGGGATATGGCTCGTTGTATTTCTCGCACAGAGTATTTTCTCAAGAAGGGATTAGTGGTCAAAAATGGATTTATCAAGTGAATACAGCACGCGGTTTGACGAATTGCGAAGAAACAGAGTGGAGACAAGCTATTTTAAATACGGTTCGGCAAAGAAGAATTTCTCGACCGGGAATGTAAACGCTTTGGAATCAATGAAATTATGCGTTGAGAAGTACATAGATACAGGGAATACCGAGTTCCTTTGCGACGCTGCAAATTACCTTATGTTTGAGTTTATGTATCCGCAGCATGAGAAAGCGCATTTTCGGGCAACGGATAGTTCGGAGAGTGCTGGGATTGTCGGAATCAGCGAGAAAGAAATGGAACGATACGAGAATGACGGATTTTAAGTGAGGTAACGCTATGAAGTCAAAAACCCGCCCGCCGCCTAAATGGGTTTTAAGTTTGCTCGGCTAAAAACAAACAGTGTGTCACGGACGGCGTGGGAGATTGCACCTCGCCCACGCCACAAAATTAAGGAGAGACAATGAGGATAATTAATCAGCGTAGAGACCGGTCTTTAAATTTTGACAATGTAGAAATCTATATTGATGATACCAGGATTTTTGCAGAGGAAGACCGCAAGATTCTTTTAGGTGAATACAATACCGAAGAACGAGCGTCAGAAGTGTTTGAGGAAGTACATAAATTTTATGTTGGCGAGAACGTATTGTTTATGAATAATGTTGAGTTTGATAAAACCGGATTGGAAGAACTGAAAAACATAGATATGAGAGCCATATTAACGAAAACAGATTCTCCCCCAAAAGTAGAATTTATCAGTGGAAATTCTGTTTATTATATGCCAATTTCTTAGTTTTTGATATAGTCTTCATTTTTTTGGAGACCTCCACCCACTAGCAGGAGCTGTTAAGAGGCGGTCATGCGTCCCGGTGGGTTTTGAACTGTATTTAGGTCTTACGAGTGAAACGATTGACGAATCAGCCTAATGCGGTTCGAACGGTGAAAATCCGTCCATGAACTCTCCGGTATAGCAATCTTATTCTCCGGCATTGCGGAGTTGGTTGTGGAGGGTACAGAATGAGGAAACACAATGCGGAATCTTCAATAGACATGGTAAAGAGCATAGATAGTGACTGAATGGTAAGGTGCGCTGCAATGCGGTGGTCGCCCGTCAGGGCGTGCAGGTTCAAATCCTGCCTGCCTATTATTTTCAAAATTAACGCATGGTTACACCGGTCGATGCCATGCGAGACCCCAAAGAGGTAGTCCCTCAACTGTGAATGATACAGTGTGCAACCAATAACATTCCGGGTCGCTCCCGGAGAATTTCGGCTATGGTATGCGAGCCGGGGATATTGGGGAAAGGGAATGTTCTGGCGCAGATTTCAATGGATGAAATATCTAACCGTATAATGGGGTGGAAAGACCCGGTTCGATTCCGGGGCGTTGGAATTGCCGGAATGTAGGCTTAGAAACAGCCATCATTTAAAGAGTAGCCCTATCTCCTGCACAGCGGAATACCGGCGCAATGAACGCTTGCCGGAGTCACAATAGAAATTGTACGGCATTTTGTTGTGGCTGTGCGGGAGTGCCGCATGATAGGGCTTTTGGCGTAGCAGCACACCGGTAATTATTTAAACATTATAATTCAAAGAATATGGAGGAATAATTATGCAAAAAGAAACTATGTCGGTGCACAAAGCATTAGCAGAACGCAAAACACTTGAAAGCAGAATTGACGGATTGATTAACACAAGCCGGTTCATCAACGTGAACAAGCATTCTAACGAGAAAATCGAAGGCTTACCGGTCGAGGACTACAAAAAGACTTTACAGGGAGCATGGGACAAGGCTACCGACCTAATCAAGCGTCAGGAGGCCATCAACCGGGCAGTAACTCTTTCTAACGCGGTTACAAAGGTAAAAGTTGGTGAGGGCGAGTATACCGTTGCTGAAGCTATCTGGATGAAAAATCACGGTATGGAGTTCTACGGGATGTTGAAGCGCAGAATCGAAATGCAGCACGCGCAGGCGGTATCAACCCTTGCGGAGAAGAACGGCAGGGAACTTGAGGAGCGTGCGGAGAAGTATGTAACAAGCGTGTATGGGGATAAAGAATCAAAAACCAGCACTGGCAATATTGAAAAACTAAGAAGAGATTTTGTCGCGAATCAGTCTTATGACCTTATCGACCCGATTAAGGCGCAGGAGAAAATCGAATGGTTAGAGAAGAAAATCAATGATTTCATGATTGAAATCGATGCGACACTCTCGGTATCGAACGCCGTTACGGAAATCACAATAGAATATTAAGAAAATTATCCACTGCTTACCGAAAACCATAAACTACAATCCATGAGACTTTTGCAGATACAGTCTTATGCAAACAAAAAGAAATCTGCGAAATTCGATGGGCGAATACGAATAATATTAAGTTCAGCAGACTTGAAATCTGTATGGATTTACAAACATAACAAACAGAATTGTCGGCGGTTCGATTCCGCCTAAGTCCAAGAGGATTTATAGCTCAGTTGGAAGAGCGTTCTGCCTATATGTATGTGTGGTGCTGTAAAGCTCAAAGAACAAAGCTCAAAGGTTAAGGTTCAAAATTCAAAGTTTAATTTTGTGTAAAGCTGAAAGAGTAATGTTCAAAGAGCAAAGTTTGACCAAATCCTTGGGATACGTTTCAGTGTGATTGTAATTGACTTTTGGTTTGACGCAAGGCTGGTAAGTGGTGGATAACAATAGAAAATCGGAGAGCAAGCTGAATGGTTTCAGCAGCCGCGTGATGCCACGGTGAGTTAAACAATCGGACACACAAGCTTAATAGCCTATTTATTTAGGTGCGGAAACAGAGTGCGTACTATTCGGGTTCGATTCCCGGATTTCCGATTTAAAAACGATTTTAAGGCACTTTTAAGCCGTTTTTGATTGCAGGAGATAAATTCTCCGCAATCAAAGAAAACGGGCGAAATAGGCGTATCAGAGTGCGTCAGAAAGGGGATAGAATCAATGTCAATTATTCCATTCATAATTGCGAATAATGCCACTCAAAAGATTTTGATGGAAAACGAGAGAAGAGAGCGAAAGGAAAGAGAAAAGCAAGAAAAAAGAAAGTGAAAAAGAAATAAATAATCACAGGCTAGTAGTTTAACGGCAGAACACAAGACTTTGACTCTTGCGATTCGGGTTCGATTCCCGACTAGCTTGTTTAAAAACCGCCAACTATTTGTCAACGGTTTCCAGAAACATTGCGATTGCTTTATCCAGTAGCTTACTGACGGGAACTGATGTTTTTTCGGAGTATTCCTTCAACCTTGCATACAATTCTTTGTCTACAGCGTTAGATATTGCAATGCGATTTTTAAGACCACGATTATCACCCATATAAATTCCTCCTTTGTGGAGAACATCATAACATATTTTAAAACCACTTGCAACTACAAGTAGAAAATGATATAATACATACAAGTAGTTGAATGTAGGTAAAGGAGGCAACAGTTATGGACAAAGAATATATTAGAGATATTTTTGAGAAAAAGAGAAGAGATGATAGGTTGATAAAATACGGAGATTTAATTGACGAAGAAACCATAGGAATATTAAGTATGGCAAGCAGGGCAAACATAGATAAGGCGTTCTACCAATACACAAGAAGCGAAATATCTAATCTTAGTTCTTTTTACAGAATTTGTTTTAAATGCCCGAAATGCGGAGAATTGCAAACGAAAGAATCAAACAAAGCTGATGTATTAGATATTGTTAAAAGAATTAAAATGAACGATTATAACCGTTATGCGGATGATATGAAAAAGTATTTGTGCGAAGACTGCTATCTTGCTTATTTAGAGGAAAAAGAAGACGAGAAACAAAAACAACTTGATGAAAAAGCAAGATTAACAGATGACTATATCAATCAGTATTTATCTCCGAACAGGAGTTTTAAAAAGGATGTGAAACCTTATACAAAAATAAATAGCATAATGGAGCCTCCGAAGTACCGTAGGAGATACGCTCCAATGCAACCGTATTACAGCGAAGTAGAAAAATGCATAAAATCAATGGATTACCATGATTTTTTAAAAACTCCATTTTGGGACGGTGTAAGAAATTACAAATTAAAGAAAGCAAATTATTGTTGTGAATTGTGTGGAGAAAAAGGGATTTTAAACGTACACCATAAAACGTATGAGAACCATGGGAAAGAATTTGATATGGACATTGCAGACAGCGACCTTATTGTTTTATGCAAAGACTGTCACGAAAAATTCCATGATAAACTCAACGCATAGGGAAAATTAAATAATTATGGTAAATTCAGCCGGATAGGGTCGCTCCTGAAAAGCAAGTAACTCCATAGCTTGTCTGCCGGCTGTTTTTATAAATATGGAGAATAGCATAGTGGAGGTGCGTATATGTCAGTTATAAGAATACACAAAAACAAAAATTTTACGGTGATGAGCAACATTCATCTTAGAGATAAAAATTTAAGCCTTAAGGCTAAAGGGTTGCTGTCTTTGATGCTTTCATTACCGGACGATTGGAATTATTCTGTTGCGGGATTGTGTGCCATATGCAAAGAAAATGAGACAGCGGTGAAGTCTGCATTAAACGAATTGAGGGATTGCCGTTATGTTATTGTAAAAAAACAATACCCAACTAAGGAAAATAATGGAAGAATAAAGTATGAATACGGGGTATATGAAGAACCTCAACCAGAAGAAAAACAGAATATAGAAAAACAAGAGGTAGAAAATCTAGGTGTTGAATATCAACATATAGAAAATCCATTACAATTAAATACTGATAAATCAAGTATTAATAAATCAAAAAAAGATAAACAAAATACTGATAATAACTCTCTTTCTCCCGAAAGAGCGAGTGAGAGTGAGACACCAAAACCAAAAAAGCAATCCAGAAAGAAGGATGCTAATGAACTCTTTGAGCGTGTTTGGAAACTGTACCCGAAGAAACTTGGAAAGGGGAAAATATCAGATACGCAGAAGTTAAAACTATTGGATATAGGTTTTGATGAATTGTCGAGGGCTATACAGAGGTATTGCGTTCACATCAAGGATAAGGACAAGCAATACTGGCAGAACGGCAGCACATTCTTCAACAGCGGTTACATAGACTTCCTTGATGAAAATTACGAGGATTCCAGTTCGCCAAATATTGGGATGAAAGAGGTACAGAAAGAACCGTTGAGCGAGAGGGAAAGAATAAGGCTTGGGATAGAAAGGGCAAGAGAAATATTCGGGGAAGATTATGGTGAGAGCTATTGGAATGGGATGGATGATGGGGAAATTGAGATAATGCTTGAATATTTGGGGATTCGCATAAACGAACTTTAATATCTTGGAGGTGCAGAATGAAAGTATACGTGATTACACGGGGAGAATATTCAGACTATGGTATTTGTGCGGTTTCTTTGGACAAAGATGACGCAGAGAGGAAATGCGCTACGCTCAACAGAAATGTAAGGTGCGGCGAGTATTGCGAGATAGAGGAATACGATACGGACGATATGACGGTGGACACCGCAGAGGAAGTCAAGAAAAATTTGAGATGAGCGTAGACGGAAAAACCGGGGAAATAACATGGTTTTCGGAATTATATTTGACACTTGAAGATTACAATAGTGTTGGTTTTTACAAGGAGTATGATTTTGTAAGCGATAAACTCATTAAAGTAGTTGCCACGCTTCCAGCAAATACCACCGAAGAACAGGCAAAGAAAATCATGCTTGACAGGGTAGCGAAATTCAAGGCGGAAAGAGCCGGGCTGTAGGAGGGCAAAGGAATGAGTGATAAGCACAAATATATAGAATTGGTTCCGAGTACAGTTTTACCAACACTAAGAGGGGAAGACGGAAATAATTACATAGAGTTTGAAACACATCTACGGATTGTTAATGAGATGTATGAGAGACTTAACAAGCAAGGGCATGAGACTGCGAGAATTTTAAATTTGTGCGACGAAAAGGACGCTGAAATCGAGAAATACAAGAAATCCTTTGAATCTGCCAAGTGTGAGAGGGATAAGGCGGTATGTGAGTATCAGAATGAGATTGACCGACTGACCGCTGAAAATGCAGAATTGCATTGTCAAATACAGGCAATAAATATGTACCCGGATGAATCTATTCGAGAACCTATCAAAATGGCAGATTGGATTGTACATCACTTTAAGCAGGGAGAAGAATATGCAATTTACCAGAGAGATATGGATGGGAAATTGCAATACATAGAAATAGATGGAGAGTTAGTGCCCGTGCAGACAGGGGAATTAAGAAAGTGCGAGAAAGTGAAAGAAATTGCAGATTATCTTCTTGCGTACTGCAAATATCATTCGGAGGAATAATAATGTTGTTTAGCTATTACACCTGCCCAGATTGCGAGACAAGAATCGGATTAAAAAGCGATTGGGAAGAGATACACGAATTAGAGCATTACAAAAATACAATGAAGCCGATAAATGTAAAAATATTTCGGTGTCCTGTTTGTAACAATGTAAATTGGTTCAATTATGTAGCACATGCGGAGGTGCACGGGTGAAGAAAAAGAAGTTAAAACAACGCATTACTGAACTTGAATCGAAATTAGGACAAGAAAAGTCAAGAAGTGAAGCGTGGAAAGATATATCCCATAGGTTTATAAGCGAATTGAAAGAACGTGGTGTTGAGGTTTCAATTATTCTTCCTGAAAGACCGGCCGTTGAAGTATCACACACGGAAGATGATGTAGCAAAGTATGCATTCGGAATCAACACCGCACCGCCGACACTCTTATTTGATTTTACAGAGCATGACAAGAAAGAAATATGCGATATTAAAAAAAACCGAAGAGGACAATGAGACGGAAGAAATAAAACAATGCAAGGAGTTCTTGAAAAGGGAGAATAAATGTTATATATACATAACGGATTTTTTTGCTCAACCTATGATTTATGAGGCTTTGGGGTTCTCTTGCGGATATATGGAAATTCCAATTGTAAAAATCAAATATTCAAATGGAATGGAAAGTGAAATTTCGATTACGGAACTCATGGAGTATGACACGTTGGAAAAATGCGAAAAACGGTGCGAAGAACTCAACGAGAAAATGAAAGAGTATAGGGAATCTTGGAAGGAAGATTATTGGAGATTGAAACAGCTTGAGACGGAGAATAAGAGTTATGGGAAAGAATAACCGCCTAATCAACCAATTAAATGCAATCGCAAGCCGGAACCGGCAGTTACATGTAGAAGAAGCGTCAGACAAGATGGTGCCGCAGATTTACGCTGCTATTGCGATTGCGCTTCACCGTTCAGAGAAATTCGGATATGAGAGGATAAACCGGGTGTTCTTAGAATCTCAGCATATATGGGAGGATTTTTCAGGGAATATCGAGGAAATGACGAGGCTGTGTGAGGAAGAAACGCGTGTGAGGATAGAGGGGAAATATGGAACTGATTAAAGAAATAAGGTGTGAAGACTTGAAGAAAATAAATCTTGATAAAATATATTCTAAGCTATGCAAAGTATCAAATTGGTATAAAAGCACTTATAAGAAAGAAGAAATGACGAAAGAGGATTTTCTCGAAATTCAAAAAGAGGATTTTTCTTGCGTAAGAGATATAGGATATGCGACGATTGACAAATTTTTATGGCTTCAAAGATATTTAAAAGGAGAAGTGAGAGGAGTATATAAAAAGAATAAACAAGAATTAATAGAAAGCGAAAAAATATTAAAGCTAAAAGAACAATTAGAAAATCATAAAAAAATAGAAAATAGTCTACGGGTTAAAATAACAAATTTAGAAGTGGAGAATGCAAATTTGAAGCGAGACAATAAAAGATTGACTAAAATTGAAAATAAAATAAATGAATTAAAGAAAATTATATAAAATACATGAGGTAAAAGATGAAAATAATATTTCTTGACATAGACGGAGTTCTCAACTACGAAAACTCCAAAAACAAAGTGGAAGAAGAGAAAGTAAAACTTCTGAAAGAGATCATTGACCGGACAGGTGCAGAAATCGTCTTATCTTCTGACTGGCGGTATTGGTGGGATAAGCCGGACGAGGATTTCAAACTTCTGGTAGACAAGCTGAATGAATTTGGATTGAAGTTAATCTCCAAGACGCCAGAGACAGCGCATGGATACCGGGGTGCAGAAATCCACCAGTGGTTAAATGAATGGACAGGAGAAGCGGTGGAGAGGTTAGTTATCCTTGATGATAACATTGATATGAAGCCGTACATGGACAGGCTTGTGGAGACGGATTTTAAGCATGGATTGTGTAGAAAAGATGTGGAGAGGGCGGTTAAACTGCTGAATGAGTGATGAAATTATGAAAAATCGTTGGGCGTTTGATTTAGAAAAACAATTATTTCCACAAATCAAAGAAATAGCAATGGAGAAATTTAAAGACGAATATCCGGGTGTTTCGATTGTATCAGATGAATTGGACGAAGATATCTTAGGAGAGATAGAATGAATAAACAGTGCGAAAACTGCAAATATTGTGACGTAGATTATGAATGGGATGATTTATCGGATGATGATGTTGAAATAGAGATGTGCGGAAAAGGTCACGATATTTCTTGCAATATGGAGTATTGCGAAGATTTTAGGGAATATAAACCTAAGCCGTACAAAGAAGAATTTTCAGAATGCGACACTTGCGAATATCTTTCAATCTGTGAGAATGTCATAGAAAGCGCGTTGAGACAGGATATGCAAAGACACTTTGAAAAAGGAAGAGGATACTGCCAAAAACAGAGTGGAGAAATCGGGAAAAAGAAACTTTCCGAAATAATAAAAATTGCGGATAAGTTGAGTTTCCTTGACAGCAATAGCGCAATCTCTCTTTTGAGAAAAGCGGCTGATAGATTCGGAGATATTACATATGACGAATTGATGAAAGATAAGATTTATGAATTTATGGAGTGAGGAAATTATGTGCAAATATTGTCAAGCAATGCAACCTATTTTGAGAATGTCTCAAATTGACAAGGGAAGAAGAGATGTGAAAACCTATATTGGAATCGGATATAAAAGCAACGGAAAAACATTTCGTTGTCTAACTACTGAATTAGATACAGACGGAGAAAAAACCGCTTGCAGTATAGAGATTCACTTTTGTCCTATTTGTGGACGGAAATTAAGCGAGGTATCAGAATGAAAACAAATGAACATATAATCAAAGAATTTGAAAAAGTGAACGCCGACCTAAGAAAACAGTTGAGAGAATTAGAAGCGGAAAAACAGAGTTTAGAACAGATGTTTCAAGCGCAACAGGAACTTTTAAACCAAAGAAATTCCGTGATTGCCGAGTTAGAATCTGAATTGTCGGTTAAAGAGGGGTTATTAAATGTTAAAAATGGATTGGTAGAGAAAATACTCTTTCCTTGCGAAAGCGCAAAGATAATGCAAGAAATTCTGAATGTTGATACGGAAAATATTCAAGACGATGTACATAGATTTGGAATTGAGTATTGCCAAAAGCACATCAGAGGGAATGACAGGAAGAAAGAATTTGATGAAATCTGCAATATGTTCGCTGACTACATGGAGGATTGCAACAAAAGCGGTGTGATACGATTTTTAGCGGAACTGACGCAAAAACTTAGGGAAAGCGGAGTTATGTGCACTGTAGAAGCACTTGACGGAGAAATCAGCTTCCGGGATGTTTTCATCAGAAATCAAAACGGAGTCACAGTAGATATAAATGGAATACCGAAAGAATACTCGCATGAAAAGATATCTGAAATCGTCCGTGCATATGAAGATATACAACATTGCAAAGAACACGCTGGAGAACATCTTCATTCAGAAGAATATTTGAAAATAATTAGCTTACGTGGAGAAAACGATTCATTAAAAAGAAAAGTAAAAGAATTACATTCAAAACTTGATGAATCAATAGAAGCCGAACGCAGTTTATGCGAAGAAATCGAAAAGCTCGAAGCTGATAAGAGAGAAAGCAGGGATAAAATATTTCCGTATGAAAGCGTTGAGAAGATGAAAGAGAAGATAGAGGCACTCAATGACAGACATCAATCAGACTGTATTGAGAAAACACAGCTTCACACCGCTTTAGATGTGATGACAGAGAAATATCAGAGACTAAGAGAAATTAATGGACTATAGGGAGGACAAGTTATGTGGCTATTAAAATTACACTTTTCAATATCGGTATTATGCCTGATGACATTTTTAGGATTCCGCATGGTGTATAAAGAGCAGGTAAAAGAAAACGGATACGTTCCTAGCGAGAAAAAGAAGAAAAGCCCAACATTCTATTTCATCTTCTTCGTTCCGATTCTAAATCTTCTTTCTGTGTTTGCGCTTTTAATGATGATTGCAATGAAAAAAGAAGATTTAGAAAAGAAGTGTGAGGAATGGGAAAATGAGAGTTCAAACGGGGAATAAAATCTATGAAATGACCTCTAAGCAGTACAAAGGGTTTCTGAAAGCTGCAAAAGGATGTATGCCGGTCGGAATCTATGCGGTAGAGAAAGACGGAGTGGCAATCATGATGAACGAAAAACCGAAAGACAGTGAGGATTTGTGCAAACAGGTGCAGGATTTTAAGAGAAAGGGATTTAAGGTGTATTGGAATGATTTTAAGACCGTATAAAAGGATAAGAGAGTTAGAAGAGATGATAGATGAATTAAAAAGAGATTATCATGAACTGAAAGAAGAGAAGGAAGAACGGTTGAGAAAGAAAAGAGAAGGATTGCATAACCCAAGCGCTTTATGCGACGGGTGTATACATTCTATTACGCAACCATACGGATATCCCCACGCCTGTAAACTTGACTGTAAATGCGAGGACAGAGAGGAATAACGATGGACTTCAAATAGGCAATGTGTGAATATGGGATTTCGCCACAAACGATTATGGAAGATATAAAGAAAATGAAGTTGTCAGAAATCATTGAATCTATACCGCCGAGACATGGGAAAGCGCATTTTGCAGTGCCGCTATTATATGCAATGACCCAGTGGGGAGATATAAATTACGGAGAGTTTTTGGAGAGGGTTGAGAATGAAACTATTTAAGAAATCCAAAACAAATAAAACAAGATTCAATGGATTGAAAACCTTAGACGATTGCAAGAAATATTATTTAGAAAATCCAGATTACAGATATGTGTTGGTTGTAGGCAAAGAAAAATCGCCATATTCAATATGCAAAACTATTGAAGGGGCGCAAGAGGATATTATGTCAATGATAAAATTTGATTGCGATATAAAACTTCCTATGGAAATTATTGATTTGCTTTATGAACTTTGAAATGGAGGATTAAAATGAGTGATTTAAAAATATTTACAGATAACATAGAGCCGCAGGCGTTAAACCAAATCTACACACTGATTAAACAGCCTGCGTTTAGGGATTGTAAAGTGCGTATCATGCCGGATGTCCATTCGGGAAAAGGCTGTGTAATTGGATTTACCGCAGATTTAGGAGATAAAGTTATTCCAAATATTGTTGGGGTTGACATCGGATGTGGCATGGAAACCGTAGAACTTGGAAAGATAGACATTGACTATGCAGAACTCGACCGGGTAATCAGAAAATATGTGCCGAGCGGCAGAAATGTACACGAAGAAGAAAATGGAATTTCGGAGGAAATCATAGACAAGTTGTACTGCAAGGATAAGTTGCGGGAGGTTAAATGGCTAAAATGCAGTCTCGGAAGTTTAGGCGGAGGGAATCACTTCATAGAAATAGATGAAGATTCGGATGGAAACAAATATCTTATTATCCATACCGGCAGTAGAAATCTAGGAAAACAGGTTGCGGAAATCTATCAGCAGATGGCGATAGACGATATGCAAGGGGCGAATAAACTTGCAGAGGAAAGCAAGGCTCTGATAGAAGAATACAAACGCACTGGCAGGCACAAGGATATTGAGAGAGGACTTGAAAATCTGAAAAGAAAGCGGCAACCGGATAAGCTGAATATTCCAAAAGAATTATGCTATCTGACCGGCGAACATAGGGAAATGTATCTGCATGATATGAAGCTGTGTCAAGAATTTGCAAGACTTAACAGGAGAACAATAGAAACCATTATCGGATATTACATGAATTGGGGAATCAACAGAGAGACGGTAAAGTTCCAAACAATCCACAACTACATAGACCACGATACAAACATCGTTCGCAAGGGCGCTATTTCAGCACAGAAAGGCGAGAAGGTGTTAATCCCTATCAATATGCGTGACGGCTGTATTATTGGCATAGGAAAGGGAAATGAGGACTGGAATTGCTCTGCACCGCATGGAGCCGGTCGGATAATGAGCCGGAGCAAGGCGAAGGAAAATATCACCTTAGAAGAATTTCAGAAGTCCATGCAAGGGATTTATACAACCTCGGTCAATCAATCCACCATAGATGAATCTCCAATGGTATATAAGTCGATTGCGGAGATTGTAGCGAACATTCAAGATACGGTGGAGATAGTGAAGATAATTAAGCCAGTTTATAACTTCAAGGCGAGTGAGTAAGGGTGGTGTCAGATGATAAGTTTAAGTGTGGAAGAAAAATGCCAAAACTGTCCTGAGTTTTCTCCTACTGTAGAGCAGATTGATATGACAACTCTTGGAGGGGAAAGAGATATTCAGCAGACGGTTTATTGCACAAACAAACACTTTTGTAAAAATTTAGAAGATTATTTGAAACAAGAAACGGAGGAGGAAAAGAAATGAACCCATCATTTTGGATTTTAGTAGGCTTTGGAGCCGTATGTTTATGGTTTCTTCTTTCTTTTATATTTGTTCCGCTCGGCAACAGATTGATAAAGAGGTGGAACAAGACAAAAGAAAGATTGAATACAAAATACAAAGAGGGAAAGGAGAAAGAAGAAAATGAGTAAAAAATCAGGAGTTGTCGGAGGGGTTCTAGCGGCGATAATCGTAATCGGCGTAATTGTGTACTGTATTTTTAATGTAGTCAGAGTGCCGGTCGGTTATAAGGGAGTAATCTACAGTATGAGCGGAGGAATCAAGGACAATACACTTGACCCGGGATGGCATATCACAAAGCCGACAGAGAAAGTGAAGAAATTCACCGTAAGCAACGAACAGCTCATACTCACAAAGGACAAGCGAGAGGGTTCTGAGGAAGATGATTCTTTCAAAGTAGCTACTGCTGATGACGCCAGTATTGCAGTCAGCTTTCAGATGTCATATCGGTACAACGAAGGTGATGTTGTTGATACGTACAAGAAATTCAAGGGTATGGATGGAGAGGATATCATCAACAGCCGGGTAAAAACAGTGCTGAAATCGAAGATATCAGAAGTTACAACGGATTATACCATGATGGACATTTATTCCGGTAACCGTTCTGAAATCAATAATAAGATTACGGAATATCTCAACAAGGAATTTAACGGCGCATACGGCGTAGAAGTGCTTGACGCTTCAATCATTGATGTCCACCCGGACAAAAAGTTGAAAGAAGCTATCGACAACCGCGTAACAGCCTTACAGCAGAAGCAGCAGGCAGAAGCCGAGCAGGAACGGGTAAAGGTAGAATCTGAAACAAAACTCATTCAAGCAGAAAACGAAGCGGCCATTAAAGTAAAACAGGCGCAGGCGGAAGCCGAAGCAAACACCGTTCTTTCGCAGTCCATCACTGACGAACTTATACGTATGACCGAAGCAGAAGCAAGAAAAGAGCATGGATGGGTTGAAGTGCAGGGCGCAGACGCAGTAGTAAAAGAGAAATAATTTTATCCTTGTGTGGCGTCACAGCCACATGAGGAATTTACCATTAAGTATTATGAGGTGGTGGAGCATGGAAGAAGCAAAAGGCAACGAACAGCAGACAATCATTGAAATGTCTGGGAAAATGGCAGAATGTATCAGAAAAGGATATAAAGTCAGCCTTTACCCGGTCAAAGAGGGAATCAAAATCACAAGTCACAAGGAAAAAAGGATTAAGTAGGAGGGGACTATGAGATGGAGAGATTTTGAAATAGGCGATATGATAATTTGCGAAAGCACAGGCGTAATAGGAAAGGCAATCCGATTTTATTTCCCTACAGCTTGCGAAGAACAGACAATGGTTCGGACACGGGATGGAAGAAAATACCACGCGCCGACAAGAATGTGGAGAAAAATCGCAGAAACAGAGAGATTAGAAAACCATACAGAACAGAAACTATTGAATCCATATGGCGAATATGCGGTGAAATTTGCAGAAAATCATGGAATGTCCATAAATGAAGCAATGCAACAGCCTATGGTTAAGGCAAGGTTAGAATTTTTTAATGCTACAGGAATGTAATTTAGCAAAATAGATTCTTCTGATATGTGGTTGCGTGCATGGATTCTATTATGCGCAGAATCGGTGGTTGGAATAAAGGAGGTAAGATATGAGAATTGTAAAATGGGATAAATATGATGGTGAGAAATATCCGGGTTTTGATGATGTGGACGAATATCAAGAGGCAGAAGAAATTGTGATTGAAGAAATAAAAAAGAATGGCTATTTATTTCATGGATATTACCATCAAAACGGAGAACATGGCTGTCCTGTTTTTGATAACGGAAAGCAGTTCCGTACTACATTTCGGGCGTGGGGTAGCATTATGCAGGAGGCACACCCAGAATTGATAGGCGGAGACAATGGATATATAATAATGGCATGGGATTTCCATTGCAAACACCTTGAACATTTGTTCAAATATCCACAATAAAACATTTCGGTCATGTCCAAGCGTGGACAGGCAACAGCGGAACGCCGCTTAACTTACATTTTATGTTTAGGTTAGGAGGCGTTTTTCTATGGCGACAATCGAACAGCACAGACAGATTGTGCAGAATCTAAATAGTCAAATCAGAGGAAATCCCTCTTATGAACTCCTTTACAAGTATTATAGTGAGGCGAACTACATATTGGAAGATTGCCCGAATGAACGGGATTTAGCGTTTGAGGTCAGCGGTTTTGTGAAGAAGTGGTGCGACCAGTTGTGGAAGTATTTGGACGACGAATACCACAAACTGTACTGGCAGACGATGTTGTTTGAAGCACCGTATCTGTTTGAAAGTTTCATTCTATATATGGAAAAGAATAGAACTCCATCAAGAAAATTTTACGAGCCAAGAAGAAAAACTTTAAAAGTTGTCGTTCAAGATTTGCAAGACCTAGAGGACGGGAGAATCAAATTCTATGGCTTATCTATGCCGAGCCGAGTTGGAAAATCTACGGTCTGTATTTTCTTTCTTGCATGGATAGCCTTAAAACGTCCAAACAGCCATAGTGCAATGGGCGGCCATTCTGGTATTTTAGCAAAGGGATTCTACAAGGAACTGATGAATCTAATCAATACAGAGGAATATACCTTTAAAGAAATATTTGAATATGTACATCCGAACCATATTGTATTAGCAGATAAATCGGCAGACGAATATACAATCACGCTTGACAGGGCGGATAGATTTGCAACAATCACTTGTCGGGGAATAGACGGAACATGGACGGGAGCAATAGATGTGTCCGCTGATGGATATTTATATGTAGACGACCTTGTGCGTGACCGACAGCACTCATTAAGTCCGAGACGTATGGAAGAAACATTCCAAGAATACCTAAATAAAATGGTTGACCGTAAAAATGACGGAGCAAGAGAATTGATGGTTGGTACATTATGGAATGTACTTGACCCGTTGGAGAGAATCAGAAAGCAATTTGAGGGAGAAAAAGAATACAGGTTTAGAAAAATACCGGCACTTGATGAAAATGACGAGAGTAATTTCGATTATGAGATAAACGGATTCTCAACGGAATATTACCGAAAAATGCGAGACCGGCTTGATAAAGCAGAGTGGGAAGCCAAATTCATGCAAAGACCGTTTGTTCGTGAAGGCTTACTCTTTCCATCGGACGAATTACGGAGGTTTAACGGAATACTTCCTGATGGAGATTTTAGACGTGTCGGGGTGACTGATGTTGCATGGGGAGGCGGAGACAGTCTTTCAATGCCTATTGGCGCAGAGTATGAGAACGGAGATGTCTATATTTATGATTGGGTATTCAACAAAGGTGCAAAAGAAGTCACGATACCGCTTGTGGTAGGGCGAATTATTGGAAACGAAATAAGACAGACGAGATTTGAGGGGAATACTGGTGGAGATATGTACTGTCAGTATGTAGATGAAAAATTGCAAGAGTTAGATTATAAATGCTCATGCACAAGCAGGAAAGCACCAAACAGAATGGAAAAATTATCAAAAATTATTGCTTATTCCGGCGATATAAAAAGAAAGTTCATTTTCCTTACAAACAAGAAACCTACGCCAGAGCAAAGGGATGAAGATGCAAAGCTAGGCGTTAAGCGGTATTACATGAGCAAGGAATATGAAAATGCTATGGACGAGCTTACCATGTTTGTAAGCATCGGAGATAACGACCATGACGACGCAGCGGACGGATTGACACAGTTAGAAATGTTTTTGGAAAATCCTGATATTGGAGGAGCAATCGTAGAGGCGGTGGAAAATCCATATAGAATGGGAAGTTGTGGTTTTCGGAATTGGTATAGATAATATTGAAACAGGAGAAAGATTATGCAGATAAAAGAAGTATTTAACTCAAAGGAAGAATTGCAGGATTGCCTTAATTGGTGGAAGGAAAAACTGTTTATGACAGACTGGATTATCAAAGCAAGTGTGTGCGAGCCGTGCGACTTCAAGAATGAGGATTGTTGCGGCGAGAATGAATTTGACATGACAAATAAATGTTGCGTAATACGGATTTTAGACCCGAAGTATTACGGAGACAGGATTATGAAGTATTGCGCTGAAAAGGTGCTTGTACACGAACTTCTCCATTGTAAATATAACTGGATATATAACGAAGGTTCATATGAGGGAAAATATGTTGATGTTATGGAACACGGGTTGCTTGAACAGATGGCGAAGTCACTGATTATGGCTAAATATGATTTGAACTTAGATTATTTTGATAATACGGAGGTTGAATGATGATAACGAAAGAAATTTTATCACAATATTCTGATTTGCAGGAAGAAAAGTAGTTACACATGTTACGGCAATATTCTATAAAATAAGCATATAAGTTGTCCTATATGTCACGATAAAAATTGATAAAATCGAATTATAAGTTGTCCGATATGTCCGGTTTTAAAATAGTAAAATGTTTTTAAAAGAAAGATAAAATGGAGCGTTGATATGGATAGAGAATGTTTATTTTGCGGAACCGTTTTAGACGAAACAAGGAAAGATTCTTACGTATGTGAAGAATGTGATTATAAAATAAAACTGCTAAAACAAATTACGAAACTTGATAGTGCAAGAACAAAAATAGAAAAGTCAGTAAAAAAGCATCTCAGAAGAGATTGCAGTTATGAAGAAGAAAGAGATAACATAGCAAGAAAAATAATTAAAGAGAAATTTCAATTTGGAAGTTCTGATGAAACGTGCTTTGCATTGCAATTAGAGAAAGAACATATTAGATATTTCCCAAACTATAAAATTGGAAAATATAGTGTTGACTTCTTTTTGCCGGATATGAAGCGAATAATTGAGATTGACGGAGAAATATTTCATACAGACGAAGATAGAGATTTTATAAGAGAACGCTCGATTATGAGTAGCGTAGGCGAAGAATATGAGATTGTGAGAATACCTGCTTCATATGTGCCAAACTACATAATCAAGAACTTGAGAGAAATCATTGAATTTGTAGTGGATAAAAGAAAATTCGATGGAAGATTTAGAGATACAAGATGGGATAAGCAATATTTGGGCGAGTATTTAAACTTACAAAGCTATTTAAGGAGGAATAAAAGGTGACAACAAAGGGTTATTTATCTCAAATAGAAAGATTGGAAAAGATGATACAGAACAAGTTGTCTGAAATATATCAACTTAAAACAATGGCTTGCAGCGTTGGCGTATCTAACGATGAAGAACGTGTGCAGACTTCCACTGATAAAGACAGATTAGGGAGTGTAGTTTCAAAAATTGTTGATTTGGAAACAGAAGCAAGTAATCTTGTTGATGATTTTTCTGACAAAAGAAATCATATCATAGAGCAAATAGACGGAATAGATAACATTGATTATTACCATGTATTGAGCATGAGATATGTCGGGAAAAATACTTTTGATGAAATTGCAAAAAAGACAAATTGGAGCATAAGAAAGGTGTTTAGCATACACGGAAAGGCGTTACAAGAGTTTGAAAAGCTGTATGGTTCAGACTATCTCGAAAACGTGCAGTGATTTGCATAATATTGCATAGTATTTCATATATACAAGCGATTAATTGACAGTATATAATAATAATCGAAATAAACTCGAAGAACGAAACGACAATCGAGAGTTTGAAATTCTCATTCCTTTATAAAATCCTTAGAGAAGCGCCTTGCGTATGCAGGGCGTTTTTCTTTTGGAGAAAAGAGGCTTTATGAAATATTTTCCTAGAACAATATATTGTCCGCAGTGTAAGCGTAAAGTCGGCACATTTGACGGCCGGTCAACAACAGACCAGATACGGAAATGCAAGAAATGCCAGAAACGGATTATTTATCGAATCAAAACAAGGGAAACGGAAATTAAGAAGTTGCCGGGGAGAAATTGCAGTTCCGGCTTAACTTTTGGAATCTAAAATCATTTTAAGGTAGTCGAACGATGAACACTATGTATTTACAAGACCTTGCAAGAGGTGTGTACGGTAGGAAAATTGCATATACAGATGTTGAAACAATCACCGCTGAAAATGTAGTGAAAGTAGTTGGAAGTGCGATAGGAGTATTTAATTACAACAAGCCTATTATTCGGTATTTATGGAATTACTATAAAGGAGACCAACCGATACGATACCGAACAAAGGTAAGTCGGGACGACATCATCAATACGATTGTGGAAAATCATGCTTACGAATTTGTTCAGTTTAAGACCGGGCAGACATACGGGGAGCCAGTGCAATACATAAGCCGCAGAGATGATGAAAGAGTCAATAAAGCGGTAGATGAATTAAATGATTATATGGTTGACGCAAATAAACAGGAAAAAGATATCACTTCTGGAGAGTGGCAGTCGGCGGTTGGAACTTCTTTTAAGGCAGCACAGCAGAAAAATAACGGAAATATACCGTTTCGCATTATTGCGCCGACACCGTTAAATACTTTTGTAATCTATTCAAGGTCAACAGAAGAACCTGTGCTTGCGGCACAGGAATTAAAAGATGAAAACGGGGAATGGTATAAACTTTGTTTTTCTGAAAATATGGAGTTCAAGATAAAAAACAGTGAACTTGTACACGCAAAGCTACACGCCTTTGGAGATATACCGATTGTGGAATATCCAAATAATGCAGAAAGGATTTCTGATATTGAACTTGTCATTGACATATTAGACGCTATGAATAACATGCAGTCAAACAGAATGGATGCGATTGAGCAATTCGTTCAGTCGTGGGTAAAATTTGTGAATTGTCAGGTTGACCCGGAAACATTCCAACAAATGAAGATGATGGGTGCATTAGTAGTGAAGTCTAACAATGCAGAAAATAAAGCTGATGTGGATATTATGACACAGGAATTAAGCCAAACAGAAAGTCAAGTTGCAAAGGGTGACTTGTGGGATAATGCGCTGACAATCCTTGCAATTCCAAACAAACAGACGAATACAGGAGGCGATACGCAAGGGGCGGTAGAGCTTCGGAACGGATGGGATTTTAGCAAGACAAGAGCAAAACTAAAAGACCCGTTTGTAAAATCAAGCGAAAAGCGTTTAGCAAAAGTTATCTTAAATATTTTGAGAATATCAGGTAATGACTTAGGAATCACAACAAGAGATTTTGATGTACAGATTAACCACAGTCCAACAGACAACCTTGTTGTAAAATGTCAAGCATTACAGTATTTGTTGCAGTGTGGCATCAATCCGCTTATAGCCATTAAGACAGTGGGATTGTGGGGAGACGCTGAAAAGGTGTTCATGCTTTCTAAGCCATACCTTGATAAGTTATGGCAAACGATTGATGATGTGCAGGCAGAAGAACAAAAAGCACAGGAATTACTAAACCAATTTAATAATCAGCAAAATAAGGCAACTACCGAGCGATAATCGGATGTTGCTTTTATTTTATAAAAATCCGCAAAGCTGTGAGCGTAAAAATCAGCAATGTCATTCGGTGTCGTTGCACCGTACAAAAATTCGTAGGACATAAGGAGAATAGAAGATGAAAAGGGAAGAATTGACAGCTTTAGGACTAACCGAGGAACAGGTCGAAAAAATCATTACAGAGAATAGCAAAGACATTCAGAACGCCAACAAAAAGGCAGAGGACTATAAGAAAGAGTTGGACGACCTAAAATCAAGTGCAGTCAGTGCAGAGGAGCTTCAAAAGAAGATTGAAGAAATCGAGCAGAGCAAAATGACCGAGACGGAGAAAATATCAAAGGAATATGAAAAAGCCAATCAGAAGATTTTGGAACTTCAAAAAAGTATTGAGATCCGAGATCAAAGAGAAGCAGCGGCGGCAGAGTTTAAAGTAACCGCAGAACAGGCAAAGCAGATTGTCAAAGACGACGGTACTTTCGATTATAAAATCTTAGGTCAGATTATCGCCGAGAAAGAGGCGGCTTCAGCACTTGCGAAAGAGCAGGAGATTGCAAAGCAGTCAACGAATCCCGGTGGGCAAAGTGGCGGTGGAGCCGGTGGAACGGACATTGCTACGGATATGGCAGTTGCGTCCGCAAAAAGGGCGGGCAATGCCAATGAAAACATTTTAAAGAATTACAGGAGGTAAGAAAAATGGCAAGAGGCGATATGAAAGTTGAAACCGCTACGTTTGGGGCAGGTGCGGAAATTTTAAACCGCCCACCGTATAAGGGCGTATCTATGACGATTGATTTTTCAACCACAACAACAGATGCGACAACAGGAAAAAAGGTTGTTAAGGCAGGAACCCCGATTAATAAAGACGGAAAACCGGTAACTGCAACACCTTGGACTGGGGCAGTTGGAATTCTGTTGGTAGATGTGGCAGAGGAAAGACCGATAGGTACGATTCTGACAGAAGCATATATTCACACAGGCAGAGCGCAGAAAAACAGCGGACTTACATATGACGGCGCGCTTGTAACAGCGATGAATAATGCCGGAAACAGAATCCGGCTTGAGGAACCGATTCTTATTGCGTCAAGTACAACCTCAACAGGCTAATAAGAGGACACGTGAAAGGCTGATAAATTCAGTCTTTTTTGTTTGCTTAAAAAAATGAAAGGAAGATGAAAAATGTTCATTAATGAAGTATTTAATACAAATGCGATTGCGGCATATATGACCGAAGCGCAGAGTAACAGAATCCCATACTTGGGAGAAGCATATTTTCCAAATAAAAAGAAGATGGGAATTGATTTAAAGTGGCTGAAAAGCCATAAAGGACTTGGCATCGCATTGAAGCCGTCCAATTTTGATGCAATCCCAACGGTACGGCCAAGAGGTCAGGCACAGACCACCAAAGAGGAAATGCCGATTTTCAGGGAATCTATGGTGATTAAGGAACACGACCTTATGGAGATTTCGAGGATTAGAGAAGCGACAGACCCGTATTTACAGCCGGTCGTTGATTCTATGTATGATGACGTAACCCAACTGGTTAACGGAGCTGATATTACCGCAGAGCGCATGAGAATGAATCTACTTGCGCCTGCAAATGGAAACATGCAGATTGTAATTCCAATGGCAGACAATACGCCGATGACCTACAACTATGACGAGGACGGAGAGTGGAAAAGCAAGAATTATCTTGCATTAACCGGGACAGATACGTGGGATAACCCGAAAACAGCGAAACCTTTAAACGACATCAGAAAGGCAACGCAGTACCTTTCAAGCATCGGAACGACTGCCACAACGATTCTTGGAAACAGCACCACATTTGACTATCTGCTTGAAAATGAGCAGGTAAAAAATGCGCTGATTTCCATTACTGGTCAGACCATCAACTTTATTGACGAGACAACCGTAGAGGAAGTGTTGCGCCGAAAAATGCGTCTTGAATGGATTGCATACGATAAGATGTTCCAAGACTACGATGATACACAGAAGAAGTTCTACCCAGATGATTACGTAACGATTCTTGGCAGCAATCAGCTTGGAAATACGTGGAGAGGAACTACACCGGAAGAACTTACCACAATCGGAAACTTTATGGATATTCCGCAGGCACCGGTTGACATTACCGTACTTGACAGCGGAATTGCAGTAGCAATCCAGAATGAATACAAGCCGTCCTTTACTGTGACAACGACAGCTTCGCAGATTGTACTTCCGTCCTTTGAAGGAATGGATACCATTTTTGTAATCAAAGTAAAATAAAGCAAAATGAAATGATGAGAGGTACTGCTTATGAAGTATGACCACATGATAAAAAAGAACGGTATATATTATGCGGCAGGAGAGGAAGTTCCAGAGAATGAAGAAATGACGGTAGAGGAAAGCTTACCGTCATTTCCAGAAACTTCGGAACAAAAGCCTTACACCAAAACGGAAATTCAGCGCATGTCTGTAGATTCTCTTCGTATTCTCGCAAAGGAAATAGGAGTGGAAAACCCGGAAGAAATCAGCGGAAGCGAAATCAAGAAATTGTTACTTAGTCACTTTGGGTTATAGGAGAAATGACAATGGAAACCATGAATGAATTGACAGAATATGTCGCAAGTAAAGCAAAGCTGTATTTAGAGGAAACGGAAGTTGACGTTGAGAAATTTCCTACTTCTATCGTTGATTTTGTAATTGAATATGTGGTGAGAAATTGCCACTTTCCGAAGCGTTTCAACGAAAGAAATATTGTTTCTGACTTGGAAACAGGAAAAAATTCACTTGCTATGGCGTGTGTGGACATCTACGGAAAAATCGGTGGTGAGGGGGAAGTTTCCCACAGAGAGAACAGCATAGGACGCACATACGATAGTGCGTGGATTACATTTGATTTAATTTCTAACTTTCCTAATTATGTAAATAGTTTTGCAACTAATTAAAAGAAGATTGTGCGTGACCATAGGTCGCAGGGCATCCGCTAAATAGGCGGTGGGTAGGCGGATAAATTATATTCTTGTGGAGGTGAAAGAAAGTTGGATGCACCAATAACACGAGCGGAGCACGAAGAATTTGTCAAGAGAATTGACGCAGAAAATAACAGGCAGAACCGAAGAATTGACCTCTTAGAAAAGAGTGTGCAGAACATAAACGACTTGGCGATGTCTGTCAGAGAGCTTGCGACAAATATGAAAAATATGTCAGAAGAATTGCGTTCGCAAGGGGAAAAGCTTGAAACTTTAGAGGGCAGAGACGGGGAGATGTGGAGAAAAGTCACTGGATATATTATAACCGCAGTTATTGGAATTGTGGTTGGGTATATTTTTACTCGGATTGGAATGTAGGAGGTAAATCATGAGCGAAAAAACAAAGAAGTGGTGGAAAGCGGCAGGAATCAGAGCGGGAAAAACAGCGGCACAGACCGCATTATCTATGCTCACAATCGGGCAGGCGGTTATTGATGTAAATTGGGTTAATGTGTTATCTGTATCGGCGGTGGCGGCGATTTATTCTCTTTTGACTTCGATTAAGGGAGTGCCGGAGGTAAAAGACTAGAGAATATGGAATTTAAGAACTTAGTTGTTGAAGAAATCGACATTTTAAAGACTATGGAAATGTTGAATGAAAAAATGAGAAAATCGGTTAGCAAAAATCTGAATGAAGAGCAAATGAAAACATACAACATCGGCGTTCAAAACACAATGAACTGCTTGAGATCTCTTATTACACATCAGGATGGAGAGAAAAATCGCCTTATTTATCAGAAATATGGCGAGCCTACACAGGTATGTTATTTCAGGAAATTATCTGAAATTTTGAAAGAAGCAGAGAATACGGTCGTACCACAGACGGGAGATTGAGATTATGCGCACCCTCAATAAGAATAAGCAAAAGCAATTCTACTCCAACCCCGGAAAACTCGTACCGATTTATGAAACTGATGATGAGGGAAACATACGGTACATCGAAGTCGATGGTGAATTAGTCCCGGTTGAGACAGGAGAGAATGAACCGGGATATTCCCTGCCTGTCGAGTTCAAAGCAAATATCGCCGGGAAACTTGATAATGTCATTATCCGAGCGGGAGGGGCAGACGCAAGCGACAACCACGCTCAAATCGTGGTGGATAAAGGTGTACTGCCCTTTAAAATCGGTACTCGAATATGGCTTAGAAGCAAGGTCGAGTACAAGGACGAAGCAAAGACTATTGTTGATGGAGACAGTGCAGATTATCGGGTGGACGGTTTAATGTTAGAAGGAATTAACGAAGATATGTTTTACCTATCAGTTCTGAACCACGAAAGTCCAAAAGAAGAAAATACAGAAAATAGTTAAGATTTTACCCACTCGATTTTATAACCGATAATTACAAGAATTTGCTCAACCTCAACATACTTCAACGTACCACGTGAAAGTTTAGCGCTGAAATTTTGAATCGTATAATCTGTTCCGTTTTGCTTGTTAATTTCGTTTACAACAGAGGTCATAGACCAACCGCTTTTTATTATCAGTGACTTTAATTCTTCTTTTAATGCCATAATCAATCACTCCTTTTAGAAGTGATTATATCACACAACTTTTTAATTGTACAGTTAATTATTTATTGACTAAATTAATTTTATAGTTTATAATTTAATTATAAAGTTGAAAAGGAGCGTTTAATATGGGGAAAAGAATAAGCGAAGAAGAGATTAAGAGTAAAAAGTACGGAAAATTAACGGCAATAGAATTAGTCGGAAGAGATAGAAACGGAGTTTTTCTTTGGAAGTGCATGTGCGATTGTGGGAAAGAGTGTATTGTGAGACAAAACGAATTGAGAAATGGAGGAACAAAATCTTGCGGTTGCTTAAGGAAAGAATCAGCACACATGAGAAGACCGTATCATCACGATGAACGACTGTATGTATTGTGGATAGGGATTAGGCAAAGGTGCGAAAACCCAAAACACGCAAGCTACAAATGGTATGGTGGAAAAGGAATTAAAGTCTGTGATGAATGGGAAAGTGATTATATGTCATTCAAGAAATGGGCATTAGAAAGCGGATACGATGAAAGTCTTCCGAGGGGCACACAAACCATAGATAGAATTGATTGTGACGGAGATTACTCGCCGGAAAATTGCAGATGGGCAACGCAAAAAGAACAAGTAAGAAATAGTTCTAAATGTACTACCTTTGTGGATTATAATGGGGAGAAGATTTTGTTAAGCGAATTATGCGAAAGAGTGGGTGCGGATTACAACAAGATACGCCATAGAATATATAGGGGAAAGACTATAAATGAAGCACTGGACACTTCGTTTGATAAAAAACTAATGAATCGTTATTTCGTAGAAGACATAGACGGAAAGAAGAAAAGTCTATTTCAATTTAGCAAAGACCGTAATATACCATACAATACCATAAAAAGATGGAATAAAGAGGGAAGAAATCTTTTGGAAAAAGCAAAAGAATATGAAGAAAGAAGAAAAACTTAACAGTTTTAAACCACGAAAGCAAGGGAGAGGAAAATGGAGAACAGGAAAGTTAATATTCTTGGGACAGAATATAAGATTGGATTCAATCTTGATAGTGACGAATCTGACGGGCAAGCAAGATTCTACAAGAAAGAAATCAATCTCCGACCCGTAGGAGATATGCTTGACAATGATTCGAGTGATAGCGAAAAAGAAAACAGGTTTTTGGAAGTGTTCAGACACGAAATTCTGCACTCCGTCCTATTTGAAGCAGGAGCGGATGAATATGCAAGAGACGAAAAACTCATAGACTTGTTAGCGATTTTATCTCCGAAAATCTTCAATGTATTTCAAGAGTTGGATATTTTGTAGGATAACGTCATGGCTAAAACAATTATCAAGTGCAACCTTTCTGAAGAATCCATCCGCAAGGCAATCCAAGACCTTAAAAAGTACAAGCAAGACCTTAACCGGAAGATAGAGATATTCACGGAGAAGTTGTCACAAAAAGGTGTGGAGATTACCAAAATGAACATCGGCGCATATGACGCAATCTACACAGGCGAACTTCTTGGGAGCATCAACTACGAAAAAGGCGTAGTTGTACAAAATGGCTCAAAGTACATTATTTATACAGATTGCCCGTATGCAAAATTTGTAGAATTCGGATTTGGGGCGGTCGGGGCACAGCACCCTCACCCTGACACTTCTATCGTTGGATGGAAATATGATGTAAACGAACACGGAGAAGCCGGGTGGTTTTACTACAAGGATGGAGAATGGCATTGGACGAAAGGATTTCCCTCTCGTCCTTTTCTTTATGAAACAGCCATGCAGTTGACGGGAGAAGTAGTAAAAATAGCAAAAGAAGTATTCGGGTAGGTGATGATACATGGACAACCATTGGGCGTTCGACCTCGAAAATGACATATACACCACAATCAAGACAAGGGCACTAAAGAAACTAAAAGACCGATATCCAAACATTTTTTTTACACAGACTGACCTGCCAAAAGACCCAACTGTAAAGTACCCGACCGTTTACCTAAGAGAACTCGGCGGAAGTCCTGAACAGGGCAGGACGTTTGAGGGAAAAGACATCAATGGTGTATGGTTTACCATGCAGTGCGATGTGACCACGAACAAGTCAAAGAAAGAGGCGAGGGCGGTTAATGAAGAAATCGCATTATTATTTAAGAATATCGGATTTGGAATTGTGGCATTTCCCGAACCTAGCACCATAGGAAACAACTATGTGAGCAGTATGAGGGTTCGGAAAATGATTGGAAATTCAGACACAATGTAAACAAGAACGAGAGCTGAAAGGCTCTTATTTTTTATGCAAAAATAAGAAAGGAAGATGAATTATGGCTAGTACAAGTTATTTAGCAAGGGTTATCATTGCGGAGCTTGGAGCAAGCGAAGATATTGAATCGGTAGATTTTTCGGGTACATATGACTTGCTTGTAAGAGCGAAGTCTATTCCGGCACCGGCTTCGGCACCGAACACAGTAGAGAGCACCACTTTAGAAGATTGAATGTTTGTTGATGTATAAAATGCGAAGTTAGCGAACAAGTCGTCCATATCGAAACCGACAAGTAGGGTATGGATTATAAGTGCAGAAATAAGCTGGAAAGCCGTTTGCAACGGTAATCAGAGAGTGAAGGCTGTAGGTAACGATACAGTCAACCGCAACGCATAGGAAGTGAAACTCATGTTGCGATACATGAGAATATAATCTTCCCACGAGTCTGCGCTATCGGTCGGTATGACTTGCAGAAAGCCATGGTAAAAAGATATGCTGGGCTGCATTGTAATGATGCAGAAGTAAGGATAAAAAGCCTTGCGATAACAAAAAAACGGACACACAGACATTTGAAATGGGTATCAAGACCTCGGACTCCAAGGAATTTACCGGAAATCTTGAAAAGCAGTACCTACAGAAGATTAACGGCATGAATGGAAAGAAGCTGAAAATCATGCAGTTGTATGGCACGGGCGGCGTTGGAGAAGTTGCGAAATACGCCTATGTCGGACAGGCAACCGCTACTCCATCAGATGTCGGCGGAGTAGACGAAATTCTTGAAATGGCTGTAACAGTTATCCCGAACACGGCGGCAACAGAGTGTACAGATGATTTTACGGTCGTCGACAACAAGGATGGTACATTCACCGTAACAAAAGCGTCGGTGGGGGCGTAAGCTATTCGTCGAGACGCGCAAGCAGGCGAAAGGCTGTGACGGATAGCGAGGACGAAGAAACAGCCACAATGGAAAACTTATGGTAGGAATCGGGGCGGTCTACGGACTGCCCCTTTCCCATAAATCACAAATTTTGAAAGGGAAAGGAAAATAATATGAAAACAATCAAGGTAAATGGAAAAGAGTATGTATTAAAATATTCGTTTGAGGCGGCAGAAAACAGGAATGTTGTGCAGAAAATGTTTAATCTTCTTTCGGGCGCATTTGTATTTAAGAAAATGACAAATCCGAACGCAAATAAAGTGGAAGAAATATCTGCGGCTTTTGACGGAAGTGCAGAGATGATTTCCGAAATCCCCCATGTATGTAGAGATGCGTTTTATGCCGGACTTTTGGAGGAAAATCCTGTTTCAGAAGAAGAGGCAAAGGAACTGATGAAGCAGTACATGAAAGACAACAAATTATCATTCTTCAAACTGTATGAGGAAATCAGAGGGATTATGGAGGATGATAATTTTTTCGAACTGTCGGGAATTGCGGATATGTTGAAGAAAATGAACGAATCAGCAGAACAGGAAACGGAGGAACAAGAGGAGAAAATAACAAAGATTCCGCAAGATCACAAGCCGAAGCAGAAATCAACTTCCACAAAATAATCTGGAATGAATATCTGCCTAATGCACTTGCTATTGGAGTTCCATATGAAACATTTTGGCACTTAACGCCAAAAGAATTAGAGCCGTTTGTAAAAGCAAAAACCCAAAAAGAAAAAGAACTCGATCAGCTCATGTGGCGCATGGAGCAGTATATTTATGATGCTACATCTGTCGCACTTGACCATAGATTGACTGCATTATTCGGAAAGAGGGCAAAGAGTAAGACTTTTGAGAACCCGATTTTCATGCAGGCAATCGAGGATTCCATGCTGACGCAGGAAGAAATAGACGAGCGTGAGATGAAAAAAGAATTGCTTGCCATGGAACAGTGGATAGCGAATGACAGGCAGAGAGGTCTGCCGGAAACGAAGATAGTATAGAAATTTAAAGAGCCTGCGAAAGCGGGTTCTTTTCAATATAAGGGAAAGGTGAAAATGAGTAAATTTGAAATCAGATTATTAGAAGCCCTGATAGGCATAAAAGAAGAACTCCACGCCATAGCAACCGGCGGGGAGTTTTCTTCTTTAAAAGTTGGTGGAAATGAAATTGCCAAAACAGTAGTCAGAAAAACTAATTCTGATTTTCGGAAATCCATTCATGATAACGCTTGAGAATGTCGTGAGTGATGGATAGTGAAACCATGACAATTTGATTTCCAATGAGATTTTCTGGATTTTCTGTATTAGAAATAATGTACGCTATCGCAGAATTGGCGTTATTTGCTAATTCCACGATTTCTTCGTTGGTTACAGAATTCCAAAATTCTTCAAATGACTTCATAATACACACCTCCTTTCGAGGTGATTATACCACAAGCGACAGGAGGTGAGAAAATGGCAACGATTGATGAATTAACCATCGAAGTGCAAACAAAAGCGAAAGACATTGATAATAGACTTGATAATGTAACTAAGCAATTAGAGAATCTTGCAACAGCGGTCGGAAAAGTAAATACAGGAAGTTTAAAGGATATAGGGGTTGGAATTTCTGCTTTATCTGCCGGAATGCAAGGTTTTAAAAGCATCAAGATGCCGGACTTTACAAGATTATATAAAGGACTTGGAAAGGTTTCTGATGTAGACAGCGCAAAAATCAAAAATGTTGCAGATGCCATAAATCCTCTTGCAAATTCTATAAAGACACTGAATGGAGTAAATTTTGATTCTAAAAATATAACCGGCTTAATTAATTCTCTTACAAGATTGTCAAATGCAAATGTAAGCAGTTTGGAAAATGTGGATTTTTCAAAAATCGGAGGAGCAATTAATTCACTTACGCATTCTCTGCAAGGCACAGAAAAAGTATCAAGCAATACTATATCTATCACAAATGCAGTAGCAAAGTTGGCATCAGCTGGAGCAAAGGCCGATATTGTCAGTGCATCTCTTCCAAAACTTGGAAATGAGTTAAGGGATTTTATTCAAAAGATGTCTGGCGCAAGTAAAGTTTCGCAAGAGACAATACAGTTTACGCAAGCTCTTGGAACATTAGCAAGTACAGGGAACAAAGCCGCTACCACAGCGGGGAATTTGGGACTACTTGCTACAGAATTAAAAAAATTTATGCAGGTGATGTCTACCGCTCCAATGGTGAACGGTAACATAATTCAAATGACAAACGCCTTAGCTAACCTTGCAAGTCAGGGAGGGCACGTAGGCAGTGCATCAAACGGACTGGTAAGGAGTTTCAATAATATATCCACAGGGGCAAAAAAAACCCATAAAAATATACTGAATTTAGCCGCGTCATTTGGGAGGTTCTATGCGATATTCTGGGGAATAAAGCGTGCGATTGGCGCACTTAGTGGCGCGGTGGAATATGCTTCTGATTTAACGGAAGTACAAAATGTTATTGATGTTACATTTGGAAACGCAAAGGGAGTAATAGAGGATTTTTCACAAAGTGCAATCAAGCAATTTGGAATTAGCGAGTTGGCGGCAAAGCAAACTGCCGGCAGATTCCAGGCTATGGGTACGGCTATAGGATTTTCGCAAGGCAAGATGGCGGACATGTCGGTAGAGCTTACAGCATTGTCGGCTGATATGGCTTCTTTTTACAATGTATCGCAGAAAGAGGTAGCAACGAGTTTACAGTCTATCTTTACTGGCGAAACAGAACCCATGCGCCGTTATGGAATTGATTTAACACAAGCTACACTTCAAGAGTGGGCGTTGAAACAGGGAATAGACGCTGATATGCAATCTATGTCGCAGGCAGAAAAAGTCATGCTTCGGTATCAGTACGTCATTGCGAATACAGGTGCGGCAACCGGCGATTTTGCGAGGACAAGTGCAAGTTGGGCAAATCAAGTTCGTATTTTATCAGAGCAATTCAAGGTATTAGGTTCCGTCATCGGAAAAGGCGCTATTGCTGCATTTAAGCCGTTTATCCAGACGCTAAACAGCGTCATGGGAAAGGTGATTTCATTTTCTGAAACCGTCCTCCACGCCTTGGGCACAATCTTTGGGTGGA